CAAAAGTAAGACTTTTCTGCAAAATAACAAAAAGCCACCATGTTTTTAACTAAAAATTAGTAACTTTTGCCAATAAATCATTGTGTTTCAAATATTTTTTTGTAATTTTGCAGCTGAATTAAAGATATAATCAGAATAAAAGATATTTAGGAACAAATAATGATTACAGTACAAAATTGGGCATCCTAACTCTGTAAGTCTCTGTGTATCAGCAATAGTAGTAAAATAACAATCCTTTTATTTTACATAAAAATGCCACAAAAAGGTAATTTAAGGTAATCTGAGGTTACTTTTTGCAAGTAATATGCAAGTGTGGTTTACCTGTAGATTGAAGGATTACAAAAGAAATCATCACTATGAAGGTATATGTAGAGTCAAAGACTAATAAGGTATTTTTCTCAGTAACCCACATGACGAAGAGGTTCTACGTCTACACCGGGTTGCAGACAACCGAGAAGTTCAGCGGCATGATGTTTCCGAAGTCAGACAAGTCAGCAAAAGCGAAGACGAGAAGACTTGCGGAGCTGTATGCCAAGTGTGAGAGCTATATCCTTGACCATCATGACGAGTCGCCGGATATGATGAAGGAACATCTGAAGGAGATCTGTACGGGAGCAAAGAAAGAAGACAAGTCTCCGTTCCTCAGTTTCATGAAGGCATTCGCTGAGACAAGAGAGAGGCCGAATACCAGGAGAAGCTACGAGAGGACCTACAGATGCGTAGAGGCATACGACGGTAAGTGCAGTTTCAACACCATAACCAAGGACTGGCTTGAAGGGTTTATCAGGCATGAGATGGATAAGGGAAGGAAGGCCAATGGTATCTCGAACGACATCACACACATTAAGGCAGTCTTCAAGAAGGCCATCGATGATGGTAAGACGCAGAACTTTCCGTTCCACTATATCAAGCTCAAAAAGGAGGAAACAAGGAAGCGCTGTCTCTCACTGGAGCAGATGAGAGAACTAAGGGATGCCAAATTACACGGCAAGCAGGCTCTGTACCGCGATTTCTTCATGTTGGGGTTCTACCTCATAGGTATCAATGTTTCGGACCTCCTGACGCTAAAGAAGGAGGATTTCCACAATGGTAGGATAAGCTACTACCGAAACAAGACAGGTAGATTGTACGACATCAAGGTGGAGCCAGAGGCTATGGAGATAATAAGCAGATACAGCAGCAGAAAGCCGCAGTACCTGCTCAGGTTCTTCGAAGACGCAGGAACTTTCGACGTGGACCACTTCACGAACAACATGAACCGTACGCTGAGAAGGATTGGCCCGAAGGATCCTAAGGATATGAGAAAGTCATCGCCTCATCCTATTGACAGCAAGATATCAACGTACTACAACAGGCATAGCTGGGCGACGTTTGCGTCAGAGATAGGTATTTCACTCGAAACAATCGGTCGAGCACTGGGACACTCCGTATGGGAGAAGACGGTTACAGCCATCTATGTCAAATACGACAACAAGGCAGTTGACGAGGCGAACCGAAAAGTCATCGACTATCTGAACGGTTAACAAAGAAAATCCCCACGCCATCAGTAAAATGGCGTGGGGATTCGGCGATTTACTTGGTTGTCATCATCATCTGAGGAACGTTCCCGTAAACTGGAAGCTTTCCATCCCATTTCTCAATCCACATCTTTTTTAAGATAGCAGGAGTAAGGGAAGCTGTCTTGAGCTCATTGGCCTCACGTTCTGCACGTGCCTGCACGAGCATCTTTTCCGCCTCTGCCTTCTTGACCGCAACCTCATTGAGTGCTCTCTGTGCCTCCTGGATAGCCTTGTTTTTCTCATTAACGGCCTCGACGATGGAACTCGGATACTTCAAGCCGGAAGTCAGCTGCTCAAGCTGGAAATGCTCCTTGGCGAGAGCCTTACTGAGCTGCGCCTCGATGGCACGTTCAACCAGGTCCCTGTTGCTGACAATCTGATCAGTTGTGTACTTGTTGAGCTGAATACGGAACGCATCCTTGACATAGTTGAACAAAGTTCCGTTCACGATATCCTTCAGCTCCTTGCGGTACTTCTTGAAAACTCTCGGAGCATTGCCGTCAACCATCTTCAGTGACACGGTAGGGTCCACAGTGAATTCGGAGCCATCCTTGGCATTGATGGTGAACGCAGGGTAGTCGATGGTCTGAACGAACGTTGGGTACTCATAGACCTCCTCAGTGAATGGGTTGTACCACACGCGGCCGGTAACGAGGCTAACGTCATCAACACCCTTGTCAGTGCCATAGAGGTTCACTAGGATACCCTCGGAACCTGCGTCGATACGCTCGCTGCAAGAAGTTAAACACAACGCTGAAAGAATCAGCGACAACATGAACACGAATTTAATCTTTTTCATCTTTCTTATTTTTGAATGTTAAACAATCCGTTGCGATGGAAGCGAGGATCCATAACAGGAGGATGGCCACGCTTACGATGTTCGTTGTCGTGTCTGCCTTGCTCACTCCTCTGAGTCCGACATCTACGACCATGAGGGTTATTACAACCCACGCCACGAATGCGGCGATTTTCCATTTGATTTTCTTCATTGTATCTATTTTTTAACTATATTCTAGAACAGCTCCTTGATTCTTCGGAAGTCCTCGCCATCCGGAACCGGGCAATCCTTCACCCACTCCATGTCCTTCACTTTCCACATAGACAGGTCGATGTCCTTTGGGAGGAGAGCCCTCATGTCTGCGAAGAGGTTGAGACGGAGGGAGCAGTCAGGATTGAAACCATTGTCCTGCCATCGATTTCTCTTGTGTCTAAGCATCACATCATTCATTTCAACGAACTTTACCACATCGAGCTTGCTGTGGAGCGTGAGACAGATTCCGTCGAAGTCATAGCTGCGATTGCGGAGTGTTCTGTAATCAACCCATGCCGTATAGAGGAAAAGTCTTGGTGCAGGGATTCCGAGCGTACGGAATACGTTTCTGATTCCGTGAGCAAGCCACATTGTCTTTCCGTTGCAATCCGGCAGAAGAGGTTCTCCACCAGTGATACTAATCTCATCATAGTCCAATCTGTCAACTACCGGAATCTTCTCGATGCTGAACTGGTTGTTGCAGCACATTGGACACTTGTTGTGACACTTTGCAGTCACCAGCAATCTTAGTTTCTTGTTCATAATCTCAATATATTTATCTAAGTACATACGCAGATTTTTGCGCATGTAGTTTTTTGTTTATATTTGAAAAGGTGGGACTTTCTCACCTTTAATTTTAGACTTCGTTCTTGCCATGAACTCTTGCGTGACAATTGCGGCAAAGCACCTTTACTTCGTTGCAGGTATATTCCCATGGGAGCAAACCTTTCTTGTAGCATACGTGGTGAACTTGCAATCGCTCCGTAGAACCGCAAACCTCGCACTTATGTCCACGAACAGCAAACACAAACTGTCTGAATGCGAACCAGCGAGGATCCTGCAAGAACTCGTCGTAGTTCATTCTTACAGCCTTTGTCCTAGCATTAGCTACCCTTCTTTGGTATTTCTGCTTGCTTTCACGCTTTCTCTGCTTTGGAATGCCGAGAAGAACCGCCTGGTCGTTCTTTCTTCTTTGGCTCACGACACTATTTCTAGCATCAACCAATGCTGTCCACGACTTAGTACGAACGCCTTTCGCGGTGGTCCAGTCTCTAGCCTCGAACTCTTTATAGAGAGCAAACGGGTCGATATCATAGCCCTTTCTCTCTATGTAGTCACAAAACTCCTCCAATGATGGAGTATCTCTAACAATATCTTTTCTCATAATCTCTACATTTTATGACGTTAATATTCTTTCTAAAAAGGCTCAGGCTCACTCCCTCGAAGTCTCCCTCTGCCACTACTATTATTATATGTTACTTTTTACCCACTATCATTTTTCTCTCAATTTTCTTCTGATTAGAACCACTTTTTGCCTTCGAAATCTGACTTTTGAGAGTCTTGTATTTGTTGGCACATCTAAGTTGTCCTTTTCTGTATTTTGCAGAGATGACAATGAGTGTTCCATCTGCCGTGCGGAAACTCTGGTTGTTTGTGCATAAGCACGCATCAACGTTCGCTTCCGTGCATTGGATTATCTTTTGTACTGCTCCAGACTTAACGAGAGACTTTACGGCTTTTCTCGCCTGATACAACGTACCATTAATGTCTTGTGCCATCTTGGCGTTTGAGTAACTTCCGGTGTACTTCTCATCGAATGGTTTCTTCAACATACGAGCTTCCATCTTGCGGGCGTTGCGTACACTTTTAATCGAGTGCCCGTTAATGGCTCTACCATGCGTATTGATGACTTCTTCGATAGTATTAATCTTGTTACTCACGACAACCTTGCGCACAAGACCCTTAAGGTTCGGTAGGCTGAGTTTGCTTATTTCCCCTATTCTTGTCTTGTAGCTATACTTGTAACTCTCGTGAATCTTGTTCGCTATGATTCTTCTCACACCGAACCTGTTCGTATCTATACGGCAATAACCGAACTCAACAGCTGAATCCAGGTATCGCTTGAAATCTTTCTTATTGAAACCAAGAGCCTTCGCTGCCTGGTTCGTTGTTCCGAAATGAAGGTCTGAAGAACGGAACAGGAACTTTATCTTAAGGGCAAAGCAAAACGCCACCAAACGATTGTCATCGCTCAGTGCAATCTGTGCCTGCTGAATTCCTATTCTGATATTTTTCATTACCTCATTTAAAATTAAAAACTCCAATGGACCAGAGGTAGAGGTTAGTCCATCGGAGTTATATTTTGGCATATGTGATCGCTCATACGGTTGCCAATCCGAATAGCGTTTGTGAATCCTTTCGTGCTTACTACTCAGCCTCTACACCTTTCACTTGCATTGCAAAAGTACAATATCTTTCTGAACCTTGCAACAGGCTGATTTGTGTCAAAAATCTGCTCATTCAAGTAAAAAGTAAAAACAAAACTCTCGAAAGTGCTGATTTGGCTTGATGTTTCGATTATGGTAAAAACAGGAATTCGTGCTATTCATTAAAGTACAAAATGTTTACAATTAACGTAGTTTAAGAAAAAAGTGTGATTTTTGTTGCTTTTTCGGTGGTTATCTTAATAAAATAGCCGCCTATCTACAAGTGAATAAGCGGCTATTTATACTCTAGAACTTCCATTCTATTATCTTATATTGTACATCAGAAGATTCTTTCTTCATAGCTAAATATCGCTGCTTGTTACAAATTCCGTTCGATTTAACTTTCCTTATTAGTTCCTCTGCCTCATCTCTATCTCCAAACAAGTCGGCATCAATTCTCAAATTTGCATAAAACAATCCTGGACGACCGAAGAAGTTGCTTGTAACGACCGCAATCTTTTCGTGGTTCTCGTTGTAAACAGCCACGTAATACACATTTCTTCTGCCGGGAATAATTTTCGAAAATTTCGATTTCAGATTCCCAAATACTTTTTCTTGATCAGAAACGTTACCTGGAAAACAGAGAGATATCGATTCCTTTAATTGCTCGTCCGTTGGACAATATATGTAGTCAGCAAGAATCGCCTCTGCATAATTATCGCACTTACTGAAATCGAATAGTAAGGAAACACCATCGGGAAGAAGGGTAAGATGATTTGTCTTTCTTTCCATATAATCCGCTTATCCGTGATGCGTAGGGCTTAAATTATTACTCGTCAATAATATCACATCCATTGATGTTTATGTATTCAAAAACGCCTTTATTCTTGCGTTCCTCGTTCCACTTTGCAACTTCTAACTTTGTGACAGAATCACGACCAATGAGTTTCGCTGCATACTTTAATGCCTCGTTTTTATTCTTAAACTCTTCTCTGTGATATTCTCCATCTACATACGAAGTCAATACAGAGCGACAGTTGAAGTATTTGCCTTCTGCGTCGTTTGTAGCATAGACCTCACACATTTCCTCTTCCACTATGAAATACACCTTCATGCCGTCATAGTGTTTTTCGAGGAGCTTATTGAAGTCCGTTGCTCCCCATGCCTCCTCTGCACAAATTTTTAATAGGCCGTCTGATAACTCGCATGTATGGATAAATCCGCGAATGTAGTTGTCACCGATTTCTTCGCCAAGATCCAGGATGATATTTCCTTCCCAGTTCTCAGACGCTCCTTCCTCCATTACAGGACGCTCTTTATTCATAAACGCCTTGCAAAGGTTGCTTAACTCCTGAAGATCCTTCTGCTTGCCTTCAATACGATAGCTTGTGATTGCCCAATTTGCCATAATTCTTATTTTTAAAAAGTTATTAATTGCAGGAGCCGAAGCTCCCTATTTTTGGCTAATCGGGGCCGTTTTAAAAAATCCCCTCCTACCCTCACGGGCAAGAGAGGACGCTCATTTAAACAATCTAGCTATGAAAAACTAGAAATATCTTATTTCCCGCACTTAACAACTTCGAAAACACGATGCTCTCTGTCGGCGGAAAGTCTATTACCTTCTTCATCGCATATGTGGCCATCTTCGTTGACCCATAGCTTCTGGTTGAACATTTCTTCGCACATTCCCAGGATCTTAAGATATTCCTGTGCCTCGAAGATGACGTCCTTGCCATCACGCTCTGCCCTCTTGAAGTTATCGATAAGATCTGGATTCAGGTCAGGTGCAGTTATATCGTACTCATCCATTTCATCGTGATAGTGGATGTTGAGTATCTCCAACTCTTCCACCATTGCGGAGTTCGTACCAATCTCGCCAGTCAGAGCCTTCATGACGGTCTCCTTTTCTAGCTTTTCGTACTTCTTCCGACACTCATTGATGAGTTTATTCAACTCTTCTACTGTATAATCTTCTACCATAATCATTATTTTAATTGGTTAAACAATGGCAGGAGATGGCAGCTGGCCACCTCCAGTTTTAGCTTAATCCTCATCTAGACCGTTATCGAGGTCTTCTTCATAGACGCCGAACAATCTCAGTGTATTGCTGTCAATCTCGGTCTTACCGACAATGTAGCGCTGTGTCATCTGTATATTAGGCATGCCGTTACTGGTATGTCCCATCATGACGGCAATCTGCTCAAGAGGCACTCCCTTCTTTGAGAGATTCGTTGCGAACGAGCGTCTGCCGGTATGGGATGATACGAACCGATACTTCTTTCCAGTCTCTTCTTTTCCAGCTTTGAACACCTTTGTATTCGTATCTATTCCGCAGTCACGACAGATATCGCGGAGTGCTCTATTGAACGTCCTTTCACCTATCTCACCCGGAAGAGGCTCGTCACCAGTACCGCATACGAGGAACTTACGGAGCTTCTTGTGAAGTGGAACCCTTACCTCGGTCTTTGTCTTCTGAGTAACATAGACGAGGAAGTGTCCGGTATCATCAATGTTCTCTTCCGTCATTCTCTGGCAGTCGCTGTAACGTGCGCCACAGAGACATTCCATGATAAACATTCTCTGAACATATCTTTTTGTTTTCCCTTGAGGGTTGTACTTTATGATTCTGTTTATCTCCTCATCAGAGAGATATACAGACTGGACCGGTACAGCCTTCGCTCTAAGTATTCTGCCGAACGTAGGACTAGGAATTTCCCTGGTAGCATCGTTCTCACGTATCACGGCCTTGATGGTTGCACATACGGTTCTTGCCGAGTTAGGAGCGTAGTTCTCCTGGATCTTCTCGAAGAGGTCACGGAGGTTGTCATCGGTGACGTCTTCCCATAATGGCTTATGTCCAAGCATCTCTTCGAACATCCTTACAACCTTAATAAGTTTCGGGTATTTCCAGATGTATGCGCCATAGAACGTGTCATGCCTCCAGGCGTTGCTGTGATAATTGGCGAACCAACCCTGCTTGATGGCAGTCTTGTACTTCTGCTGCTGAGTGTAGCTCAGAAGTCTCTCCCAATCTCTTGTCTTGATTCTTATTTCTTCTGTCATAATTCTATAATTTTGATTACTAGTGGCAAAGATACGAAAAGTTTATAATATAAACCATCGTCTTTGCCGTTTTTAACGCTAAATTAACTTTCGAGCTCATCGTTTAGCTCGTAAGCAATACGGGCGAGCGACTCGAAATCCATCTCAAAATCCATAGGGGATACTCTCTTCACCACTCTTTTGTAGCTCATCATATGTAGCGTGATAGTCGGGATAGCAGTATCCTTGCCGTTAGTTTCAATGAGGACAGCTTCGAAAAGCCCGTCGCTGCACTTAACCGGGTTCTTAAGTTCCTTGCTGAGGATTCCGCGTACTCGCATTATCTCACGGATGGTGCATGCAAGTTCCATCTTTGCCGTTGAACGCAACTCATCAATCTTGTCTTTCAATACTTTTCTCTTCATAATCTTAATATTTTGGTTTAACTTGATGCCCGCCGTTTCCTGGCAGGCTTGTTTGGCTTAGTCTTTTCTTTCGATATCAAGGCCCGTAAGCACGCCTTTCATATAGGCTAATGTCTCTTCCTTGCATTCCGATAGAAACTTCTGGCAGCCATCAATGATAACGCCGTACTTACCGCTCGGATAATTCTGTAGAGAGCACGAGTGGTAATGCTTTCCGGATTTCTCCTCGATTTCTCCTGCGAGTCGCTTCCCTTCGTCGGTCTCATTTGGACGATTTTCTGGGTACTCATCGTAAAAATACTCGTGCCATAAATCTAGTAGCATATCCTTGCAATCCTCCATATCTTGCAAAATATCCGATAATTTGTATGGCGCGCCGTTAGCACCATGTCCATCCTCGCCAATCCATTTACTGGCTTCCTCGTCAGGATCGAAGTCGCTATAATATTGATACAACTTATCCATGAAGTCAGACTTATTGCCATTCTCGAACCAAATTGTGGCGATGAAGTCTTGGTCTTGTGGGGAATACTTCTCTAACTCGACGCAAACCTCACCTCTTTCGTTAGGTGTATCGACAACATTATAACTCCATCCTAAATCCTCTGCTAATTTTAAAAAATCATTCATATTTTTAATTTTAATTGGTTAATACTGGGAGCGTGAAACAGAATGTTCCACGCCTTGTTCGGCTTTACACCGGCAGAGACACGATATATTCCTTCTTCTTCTTTCGTGTTCTGCTCTTCACAGTGAATCCGCAAAAATCTCTCAGCCACCCGGCAGCATTGCCGATGAATGGCTCGTTCACCATAAGGATAGGACGAAGCATACCGTTCTTCTTCATGTACTGATAGTCGATGAAGTCGAACGGGTCATTTGGGTCTTCGCTTCTCTCCTTCCACACGCTTACATCGAGATAGTCGATGAAGTCCCCCTCTGGCGGGTTATCCATCTCTATGAATCTCTTCGGCGTAAGGAGAATCGTATCCTTAGGCTCGTGCGCCATAAAGAAATTCTCTACAACCTCGTTGAACTTATTCATGTCCATCTGTTTCTGGACAATGCCCTTTCTCTTCATAATGTCGGAAGCTTTGAGCATTCTTGTACCTCTTCTTGCTGTTGCCATAATTCACAAAATTTTAATTGGTTAGACATAGTACCCCGTCATTTCGACGAGGATTTTGGCTAGTGTGCAAGGAATCCTACCGCCTGACCTTTCCCGATAGACCAGCACAACCTATCTTCCTTCAGGCACTCTGTGCAGTTCCCGGTACACAGACGTGTTCCTTCCGGAGCGGACGTTCCGCTCTCGAAGATAGGATGCGCCTCCGGAAATCCGTGGCGGTTATCCATCTTGAGACCAAGCCACCCCGAAAAGAGGATGTGCATGTTCTCTGGGATTACGTTGCCCTCATCGAGATACTCGTTACACACATCGAACATCTTCGTGAACGCCAGGAACTTTGTATTCTTATGCTTGCGAGCAATCTCGCACATATTGCCAAGATACCATTTATTTTGGATGTCACCGCCGATGTGGAATCTGAATGCTCTAGGGTAGCGGTAGTCGAGATACCCGTCAATCTCCTTGAAGTATCGCTCGGGATCCTCATGGTAGATTGCAGAGTTGATGGCTCTCGTCTTGATGACCTCCTTATAGATGAGGTCGTTTCGGAGGTCATAGCAGCTCTTCGCACAGATTGCGCAGTTACCGCAATCCATTACAGGGATAAGCGATACAGATGGGATAGCTCCCAATTTGCTATTACCATCACTAATCTTGACGTGCAGGTTCTCTACATTCTCCAATGCGTTCTCGTAAGCTGCCTGTGCCTTAGACAGGCGATTCTTCATACCTTCCTTGTTTAATGTCCAGTAATTTCTACTCATAATTCTAATTTAATTGGTTAAACTTTGAGAACAAAAAACCGGCGTGTCTCACGACAGACCGGCTTTGAACCATTTAAACAAAATTTAGTTATGATATGAGTAGTCAGCCGCTGTTAACGACTGACATGTTTGGCTAATCTTTCGGCACATTCCAGTGAAATGAAATTATAGCTTCTCCATTATAGATGGAGAATGTTACGAGAAGTTTCATATCTTCCTCGCGCTCGTCATCTATGTACTGCTTATGCTCCGAAATCACTGCGGTAAGAAGGTGACAGTCGTCTCCCGTTATGTTTCTGATTACCGCATTTCCGAAATCGTCAAGCTTATCCATACTGCGGAATGGCTGCGGAATGCATTTAAGCTCAACAAAATTATCCTTGATGGTAGCCATTACGGGAACTCCTGCAATGAATCCGAGGTATGTATTCCCGGAGAATGCATAGCTTTCGTTATCGAACATGTTTTCTTCCCACCAGTCTAGCATGACGTTCTTGTTGTCAAGAGGAGCAGGAACAAGCTTGCTCGTATCGATCATCTTCTTTATTTCCTTCATAATTCTTAATTTTATTGGTTAAACATTGAATCGGTTACCGAATCAGTAACCGACTTTTGGCTAGAATGGTCCCCGGCTGGCGCCTTACTCTATAAGTTCGATCTAGAGAGCTTTAGCTCGAAGGATTACCTCCAGTAGTGACTGGAGGAGATCCTTCGTTGTAGAAGCTCTTGTAAACACAAGCTGCCGGGCCACCATTCTTCAGGCGGCGAACCTTACATCTTACTGATGATTACTTGTTCTCGCTCTTGGCTTTCTTCCATTCAAGAATCTTGCCCTGGACGCTGATATTATTGTCCTTGATAAGCTGCTTGAGTACACCGAGCATCTTCCAACCCTCTTCATCGTAGAGCTTGGCTTTAGACTCAAGCTCCTTCAGAGAATTGGCCTCTGACATCTTTCGTCCGTTCTTCATGAATCTTGCTCCATGGAACATGATGAGGTTTCTCATCGTGTAGTAGGAACCAGACCCTTTGTAAGCATGAATGAATGCATCTGCCTGCTTGGTATCCCATGCGAGATGCTTGCGGTTCTTGTTGAACTCGCGAACTGCATAGTAGAGATCCTTGTGGTCTTCTACAGTAGCCATCTTGTTGGCAAGGTCACGGAGAGGATTGTATACCTTTCTATCCAAGTCAGCGACAAAAATGTCCTCGTTCTGAAGACGTACGTAAGGATTGCCTTTACAGGTATGCTTATATGTCTTCTTCTTGTTTCCATACTTGTCTTTCTTGGTAGTGTAGATACACTTGTCGTCAATGTAGCTGCGAAGCTTGTTAATATAGTCAATAGCCATATCGTATGCTACGCAACCGTTGAACCAGCGATATCTCGCCTTGGCGTTCTCGTAGTCCTTGTGGTCACACATCTTCATCTGAGCGTAGAGCTCATTTTCAAGCATGCGCCACTGATACTCGTAGCCCTTGTGCTGCAACACCTCGTTGAATGACAGATAACTCTTATCCATGTCTCGCAACATGTGGAACATCTGAGACATAACCCAACGACGGAACAGCTTCCAGTTGCTTACGTATCCACCCTCGACAATCTGCTTGCCTACCGCATCGATGGTTGCATCGTCCATATCAACAGGAACTGCCGCACCATTTTCGATTTTGATAAGCTTATCGTCACCGAGAGGGAAGTACTTACTTACGTCAACGCCTGCTGCCTTAAGAGCTTCGAGTCGCATCTGCGCCTTGGTCTTCTTACCGGTAGCTGCTGTAGCCTCTACATTGTTAGTTACGATGTTCAAGTTCTCACCAGTGATTGTTACAATCTGCTTCATAATTCTAATTATTTTAAATTGGTTACTAAAAATTTATTTAACTCTTGTGGATGAGGCTTACACCCCACCCTTGTTTGGCTCAACCCAGTCTCTGAGGATAATCAGGTCCCTGTCATTTTCAGACCGCCAGAACCATGTTCCCCATCTGTTCTCCCATGCAAGGTTGCCTCTGAGCAGCTGCATAAGGACGTATAGTTCTAGCTTGCATCTCGCTACCTCACGTCGCTCTCCGTACATCATATCTTCGTCTGAGAGCTCTTTCTCCGGCAAAGCCTTGAAGTAGTAGCGGCGATGTGATTCAGAGCGTTCAGACGGCACAGAATGCTTGTATGCCTTGTATCTCTGCTCTATTGCGAACAGGACTACTGCATGTGTCAGGTAAGGTGTATCTTTCGGCTTATCTTCCTCGGACATCACTATCTTGCCATTCACTCTACATGTTCTCTTCTGAAAGTTGATGGTGAACTTAGCACCATTCTCAACTGCATTGATAATCTCGTCGTATGTCATAATTCTATTGTATTGGTTAATAGGGATAGTGCTTATTCTAGCACTATCAAATTGGCTTCTTCGAGTTCATCCTTACTCAGTACATCTTCGTCTTCTCCGACGTGGATATAGAACTTATCTCCGTTCGCCCACTCCATTGCACGCATATACAACCAGTGAGCATCCTCGATAGAGAATCCGTCTGCACTTACAGAATCAAGCATCTCACCCATGCAAACTTCTGACGTTTCGTACTCTTTCTTGATTTCCTCAAGCTTCTTTAGTAATTTGCTGTTCATAATTCTTAAATATTGGTAAATAGGAGTGCGCTCAGAGAATCTGTTGCGTAACTATAAGGTCTTGATTAATACTGTATCTGAGTCCTGACGGATCCAGGTAATCACCTGGATGCTCAGGATGATTGATACCGTATTGTACAATCTATTCTCCTTGCGCACAATTCGGCTCGCAATAACCTAGTCTGACTCAACCTGATACGTTGCATTGCTTTAAGTTTTTGATTAAGGGCGTGGCATTGTTATGAAGCCAACCTCAGGAAGCGTACGCTTCCCCATCCTTGGCTTCAGAATCTATGAAACGCTCGATGAACTCTCAGAACTTGCCAGACATCGCTGCAATGCGCATGACTTATCTCATGTATTATGTTGCATGGATATATGTTCTCGATTCGGTCCCGTGACTGGATACCTGTGCCTGCGGAGATATCGGCAGGCACAGGTATTCCACCTTACGGGATATTAAACCTCATACTCTTGATAAGTCGTGATGCAATTCACATGGTTGTTTGTAGGTACACTCATAGGTCTGTTGCCTTCCTCTATCTTGGCGATTGAGGGAGCTGATATCGCGGGGAGCATCGTTGTTCTAAGGATGCCTCCCCGCGAGTTACAAAGCTCGTGATATAAAGAATTCCTCCTCGTGTACCTCGTTTGGCAATAACGTTGTCTTCATCTGAGAGCGTGGCACGTAGCTATAACAGCTTGATTCGAGGGCTGTTGTAAGCCGCCGGCCACACCGGCGGCATGTAAACAGCACTCATAAATTCACTCTCCTTTAAAGACTACCCTCGTGTTAGGGTGATTCCCTGACCGATGGCTCGGCACAATACTTTATGTTTCTGATTTGACACAGGATTCGCCAGACTCAGGATCCGGGTGTTACCAGGATCCAGAGTCTGGTTAAGAGACCTGTTTCATAAACTATTGCCATCCGTCAGTGAGTGGTGGTGTGCGCCACCTGCGAGAGTCATGCGGACCGGCACATCTCTGTACTTCATTGATGAGCTACGCCTTGTGCCATATGAATGATCCAGCTGTCTCAAGTTGTAAACTTGGATAGCTGGATCAATCAGATGATGTTATAGAGGCGTCGCCTGAATCGGTCCGTCCTTCTCCCACGTCCGTGTGCTCGGTTACAGAGTCTGTCGGTCAGAAGATACTGCGCATAGCTATATCAGATTGATAATATCCTGGTGGAGAGGATCGCTGGACCATCTCAGATTATGAGATGCTGTCCGCGATCTTCGAGACCGGATGTTTAAACCACATCTTCATTCCAACAGTTCCTGCGCTGGAAGCTACATCTACAGAGTATTCACCAATGTGTTGTACGCTGCCCTGCTCGTTCGCAAGGCATTCTGTGCGCAACCGATTGATAGATACCCCTTGATTTCGCTCTCTGTCTTACTTCTGTTTGCTTTCACGTTCCTGCCACGACCTCGGTCTATGCAACCTACAGCCTGAGTCTTCACGTATCCGAGACCACCGACTTTTCTCTTGCCTGTTTTGACCGCACGGATGCAGTCCATGACGAAGGTGTTGAGCTTGTCGATGTCCTCTTTCACGTTTATGACCGGAAGAACCTGAGTGGCCCAGGAATAATCGCAGTACCCCTTGTAGAGATACCTGTTGACTGAATTGATGGCTTTCGTCATCGTGGTGTCACGTTTCTTTATCGTCCTCTTCTCAATCTCCTTTTGGAAGGTCTTGATACGTGTGGACGACAGAGAGATATTGTGACCCTTGATGGAATATCCGAGGAACTTGAACCAGTGATTAGCATCAAGATACTCAACCTTCTTCGGATTGAGCGTCATCTGCATCATCTCCAGCTCGCTCTTCATGATATCCATGGCTTTCTCATAGTCTTTACCGACAAACAGCGTATCATCTGAATAGCGGACGTAATATCCGTTAAGCTTAGATAGCTTGTCGTCAAGATGATAGAGAATGACATCAGCCAGCCATGCAGCAACAGAGCATCCCTGCTTGAGGGACTGATACTTCTCACAGAGGTTGTTGTCCTCATCGAAATAGATATCTGTGTGATAGTAGTCACGAATGACATCTATCAGTGCAGATTTTCCGTACTTCTCCTCTACTTTGTCAAATGCCCAATCAATGAATCGAATAGGCACGGAATCGAAGTACTTGGAGAAGTCGCCTTTCCACCCGATGATTTTACCATCTGCCGAGTATATTATCCGAGATACTTCCTGCACCACACGACCGCAGCCGATACCTTTCTGGTACGACGTGCAGCGCGGATGCACCATCTCCGGCATCAGCTCGAACAGGAGGTCGTTGGCTATGCTCAAGAGGATTCTATCCACAGGTTCATTCACATAGACCGTACGGAAATCTCCGTTGTCTTTAGGAATCTTTGCCGTATGAGGCGGCATTATCTTGTAATTGCCGCTCTTGATCCTCTGATACATAGCCAGACGAGCCTCAGGTGTCGTCAGCTGATACATTACTGCTTTGTTCATGTCCTTGAATAAGCCTTTCTCGATAGCATACTGCCATCTGGCTTTCTCAAAGAACATACTTAGAATTCTGTCTTCATTCATAATTCTTCTTGTTTTGGTTATTGTGCGCAGTCCTTAGCTGCGCTTTTTAGGCAATGTTATTTCATCGCAGGGGAAGCACTGGTCTATAGGCCACCAGAACTCGTTATCAATTCCCGCGAATCCTCTTTTCTCTGAAACGTGAGTCACGATGTGCTCCTTTGACAGAGAATGTATGTCACAATACACTCTCATTCCTACCTCGATTTTCTTCATATCTATGATGTTTTGGTTATTGGTAGGGAGATTGCTCTCCCCGTTTGGCTAGTCGATATGCTGGAGTGCTACGCTGTCATCTTCTTCGGATTCTCTCCAGTACTCCTGATCTGGTTCGATCTCGATAACCTCACCTGAGAAATTGTCAGCGTCAAGAATAATATCGCTATTATTATAGGCATCCTGCACTTTCTGTACGGCTTCATTCTCACTCTCAGCATCAACGCTGACTACCTTGTTTAAATGCTCTGTGACTGATACGTAATATCTCTTCATAACTCTTGTAATTTTGGTTAATAATGTCAGAGGGATTGCTCCCTCCGTTTTTAGGCTAATGCGTTCAATACTCTGTGGGCGTTGTATGCGACGGGATTCTGATACTTCATCTCCGCATTGATTCTGCGCTCACAAATCTCAATGCATCTCTCGTGTGCAATATTCTCGGACAAGGCATCAAACGTATCATGTGTAGCGTCAGAGGGCTTTCCGAAATAAACCCTGTAGCCCACTCGGTAGCACACAATACGCCTGCCCAGTCTGTAGATAACTTTGTTACCCCTCTCTGAAATTGTTATACCCTTTTTCATAATTCTATTTATTTAGTTAATGGTAGGTAGCCAATGGCTACCAATTTTAGGCTCTGTTCCATGCTTCCCACGCCTCATCTGTATTCTTTGTAATTGCGTTGTTCCACAACCTCTCCTGATGATGGAAAATCTTCTGAAATGCTTTTGGGGTTGTCTTCACGTCTACCCTCTTGCCGAGATAAGGTCTGCTGCAAAGACCCGGAATAAACTCATCATAGTCAACGATACACCTTATCATGCCGCTTTCTGTCGGCTTACAGCTGATAAAGCATCCGTACACTCCAGGATTCTCCTTTCTCATCCACTTAGGATAAGGAAAGTATATACTCCAGGCGTCAATATAGTCACGGAACTTCTTTCTTGTGTCGTGATAAAGTCTTGCTTTCATAATTCTTTGTAATTTGGTTAATAGAAGAGGAGCATGCAAGCTCCCCTTGTTAGGCTGTTTCTTTTAGTTTGATTCCTTTCTCTTCGAGAGCGTCTTTAATCAGCTCGTCAGAGTCCTCGTAGTACTCTCCCCAGCGGGAATCAATCTGCTCCCACTCATAGTCGTCCTCCGGCTCTCTACCGATTTCCGTGAAGACTTTCTTGTAGTGGACTTTCTTTTCCAAGACGAATCCCTTGACATCGCCCCACATCCAAAGACCTATACACTTAGTCTCATCCTCAAATAAGTCCAAGGCTCGCTTTCTCCAGTTTTTTGTATTAGTGTCACAATACTTGGAGAAACGCTCCTTGTCGCAGTAGGCATATCCGCTGACATAATCTCCCTGGCAGTAGCCCGTAGAGGACCACTCGTAGAATGCAATATTCTTGCAGTCATGCAGAAGATACGTGAAATCGTCCTCTTCGAGGATATCGCAAAGTTCCTCTCTATAGTCGAATCTCTTCAAGTCGCTCGGACAGAACTCTTCGTGGTAGTACCACTCACCATTGTACAGATTCTCAAGATACCACATGTGCTCGCTCTTGTCATAGCGCATACGGAAGCTATCGACATTTTCGCTATTGATGTAGTCAATAATCTTCTTTTGTGACACGTAGTTACAAACTAGATCCTTCAATGCATCCTCTGCATTTTTAGCATCAACTTCGCTGCTGCAACCACGAGACAGATATCTATTGTATCCGTAGTCGGAATAGTCCCAGAAGTAAACTCCCACCAAATCCCATTCTTTGCAAGGGCATTCGGCATCCTCATCCTGGTAAATGGTGATTCTGTAATCACCGATTTCCTTCTTTGCAAATTCGTAACTCATATCTAATATCATTTAAATGGTTTAACATTGAATATCCCCATGCTAGGGGATATTGTTAGGCTTCCTCATAAGCTTCCTCCATCATAGAGTGAATCTCTTCAAGCTCGTTGGAGAAATTGTACTTGATGTTGTACGTGCCGAACGCCTTGAAATACCATTCCTCTAGGTACGCTCTATCCTCGTTCGCCTGCTCGCTGTCCTCTGCGGAATCGAGTCTGGCTACCATCTGAGGGTAAAAGTCGTAGTAATCATCACCATCGTAGTCTGATGCCCACCACGCACCTGTTCTGTGCTTAGGGTAGTCCTCGTACAGATTGGCAAAATTGCCATTCATGTGCTGGTCATTAAGATGTAGATACTTCTTCATTTCCTTGTTTGCCTTATGGGTAAACTCCCACGCAAGGGACTGGATATTCTTTCCGTACAAATCGGCAATGTATTCTTCCAGATCCTCTGCGTCATCGAAATTTTCAAGACACTCACGATAGAGGCTCTCGATAACCGTGGCAAAACTAGCCACACCGATATAATCGGCTACTTTCTCGACAACTTCACCCTTGTTATTCATAACAACTTCTACAATATTCTTTTCCATAATTCATCTGTTTAATGGTTCATAATGGTTCCCCACGATGGAGTGGGGAGTTTTAGCCACATATGGCAATGTCGCCATAATTTCTGTAGAAATGCTTGTATGCCTCAAGACCACTGGCAGATTTCAAGTCTGTGACCTCTAGCTTACCGGTATCCTTGCGTACCTCTGCAATAGAGTATGTATTGTCGTGCGTCCACTTGATGAGGTCCACACGCCTAACAGGATTCTCTACTGACTCAACGATTTTACACTTCAGTAAATCGTCATTCAGGATTTTCTCTAAATCACTCATAATTCTGTAATCTTTGGTTAATAGAAATCCCCACCCGTTGTAGTGAGGATTGGTTGGCTACTTCTTGATGTCGATTGAGAATTTAATACCCTCAGGCAACTTGCTGGGATCTAAGTTCCCAATAAAATTCTCGAACTGTTCTTTCGTAATCTGCTCCTTGTAATCGAGCCAGTTGAACTTCACGGTGTTGTTGTAATCGTAATAAATCACGTTACCGATAGAAAGACCGTGGTCAAGAATGTAAAGCATCACGTCACGCTCATTGCGAGCTTTTTCGGTCTTCTTGTAGTACTCTTCAATTATAGACTGACGTTTCTTGCTGATTTCGTCAGCTCTTCTTTGCTGCAATATCTTATCAATATTTTCCTTCGTGTAGTATCCTTTCTTGAGTCTGGATTCTACAAGAGCTCTTATGCCTCCGGTCAGCTTAATTGTCGGTCTTTCGTCGCTGATAGTGTATGGATTCTCCCATTCACCTCCTTGGCGAAGAAGAAACTCAATGAACTTGTCTGCTTCAGACTTCCATCTCTTAACGATGCCAAGTTTGAACAGCTTATAGACAAAATAGTCCTTGTCGTTCATCTCGGCAGCAGGGAGCAGGGCCTCGTACTCATCCTCGGTAATTCTGAGATTACGCATAGCAATCTCCTTACTTTGGGATACATAGTAAATGCCATTATCAACAGTATAGAATGGCTGTCCCTTGTAGTTGCACATGTGAAGATTTACAAATGGCTTCAATTCCGGAAAGAATTTGCATATCTCGTCTGTAATGCAACCGCAGGTTTTGCAGTGCCATGAACCGAAACAGAAAATATCTATCTGACCTGTAATAGAGAAAGTGCAGATGTTATTTCTGCACTCATCACCTAAAGAAGCAACAGCGACAATTCTGTGACGCTTTCCGTCTCTTACGAAAATCTTAGTAAATGTATTAACAATTTTCTTCATAATTCTACATTTTTATGGTTTAACATAGTTTCTGTGCAGATAGACTGCACAGAATGTTTGGCTAGAACTTGCGAGGTCGCATGCACGATTGCTCAATCTCCTGAGCTTTCTTGTCTGCACGCGCTACACGTCTGAAATACTCGCTCTTGTCGAGGTTCTTGCGTCTGCACTCCTCGCTGATAACTGCCTTGTGACTCGCGACGAGCCTGGCAAGGAATTTTCTGTCTCCGTCTGTCATAATTCTAAATTTGATTTGGTTAATAATAGAAGCAGGACACAGGACTTGCCCCGCAGTTCTGGCTAGAGATTGTACACTGGACTTTCTGAAGCACACAGAATAGTAGGACCGGTGAGGATTGAGAACGCACAAGGGTCGAAACTCTCGATTTTCTTCATGCTCTCGATTTTCTTTTGTACTACATCACGTATGGATGACAGACTCAATCTGCCGTCGATAGGCATGACAGAATCCATGCCCACCATTTCCACGATACTGAAATCATCCGTAAATCTCATGTTCACAAGGTCAAACTTGTTAATCTTATGATAAAACTGAATCCACTTGCTCATAATTCTACATTTTTGGTTTATAGGAGAGGGAGAAATAACTCCCTCAATTTCAGGTTAGGTGCTTCTTGATGAACTCTTTAAGCTCGTTGAGCCGCTCGTCCATCTCCTCTTTGCTGCATACGCAGATGAAACGTGGAAAACAAGTATCCGTTATTTCTCCCATGTCATTCATGACACAGGCAAAACAACTTATATACCCTTCGCCGTTTTTATTGCTAACGCTAACATCAAGGCTCAGTCTTGATTGATTTTTCAATACTTTTTTTTGGATTTCCTGCAACTTAGGCAAAATCGTAGAGAGTATGTACTCTACATTCTCCTTGTATTCTTCATCTATCATAATTCTTAAATATTGGTGAATAGTATGCGTGACAATCGTCACGCACATTTAGCTCATGCACAATACCGCAATCTCAGAGAAACTCTTGGAGATAGTTTTCTTGCTACGATAATCTCTGTAGCCCTTAGTATTGTTGCTATGCCACTGGCGCGCTGCAATCTTGATCTTCTCCATCTCATGCATAAGCGCACGCTCAAAATTCTTCTGTGATTTTCTGTCTAACATAATTCAATTTGTTTAATGGTTTTACATAGTATGCCCAGGAAAATGCCTGAGCACATTTTTGGCTACTTTCTGAGACCTACGAACGTTGTACCTCCCTCTGCTGTGTGACAGCCGTTTAGTTTCAAAATCTCGTTAGCCTGGCTGATAACAGTCTTTCTCAGCATCACGTTCGCCCTGTGACAATTCACGAGAGTAACTGAAACCATTACTAATGCAATACACACTACGGCAAACAATGCCACGAAAATATTCTTCTTCATAATTCTGTAATTTAATTGGTTATATTATCGTACTGCCTGGATTTCTCCAAGCAGAATTTAGCTAAATGTTTCCAAGCACAATTATCGTACTTTCTAGATTCCTCACACTCCAGGCAGTATGAAATTCTCCAAGCGGAGTGTGGATCGCCACAGCTCTCTGAAGAACCATCTGCCAATTATCGTACTGCTCCAGAATATTCCAAGCACAATTCCCCAAAATATTCCAAGCAGAATTACGGTAATATTCGTACTTGCTAAGCATAATAATGCAGGCGCACTCTGAATAAATCCAAGCACAATTATCGTACTTGCATAAATAATCTGTCTTGCTTTCATAATTCTAATTTTATTGGTAATTGTTCCGTAGCCACACACGACAATTATCGTACTGGCTACGGATTTTTGGCATCACGGAATGTAAGCTAACACAAGCGTGTTGTTATTCCATGAGATAAATTCGACGTGAGAATATCTCTCCTGTCTGTCAGCAATGATACTCTCCATCATTCCCTGACTTCTGCAAACTAATGATATCGTACTCATAATTCTAAAAATTTGGTTATTGTTCCCTACAAAGCGTAGGGAGATTTTAGGCTACAATATTAATGGTTCTTCTGTAGAGAGTGTTAGACGAGACAATGTTCTGTGCGGTCAATGTTATTTTTACACAGTCCTTCAAGAAAGTTGGTCTATTCTCATACAGAGTTTTTGGGCGCAAAGATTTTATGAATTTCTTTGCACCATCGAGAGAAAAACAACCGTTACGTAAAAGTATCGATTTAGACGAACCCGTTGAACTCTCAAAATCTATCCAAATGTAATGTACTTCTTTCATAATTCTAATTTTTAAATGGTTCATAATTGTAGAGCGGTGATCTCTCACCGCCCCGTTAGCCAGGATGTGCATCTTTGCACCACGTTTTATCTTTATCGTCTTAACTACGTGGCTCACACCCTACAGATTTTATGCTTCTGCCAGCAGCTTGTTTGTTTCTGAGGAGATAAATCTCGCACGGATGACAAGCAACCGATTTCAGTCAGCGTATGTAGTGTGTGCCTTGATACGCTGCAAATCGTGATTGCACACACAATTTATTCTCGGGTAACCACTCCCGACCGGAAAATTAAACCGGTAGAATATGAATTATGATTTATCCGTCCGTCATCTCGCTCGACGACTGCACAGCTACGGCTCTTGCTCTTTCCACGTGCCTCATCTCATTTCGGTATCGTGGTGGCTCTGTGCTCTCTCGCTACCCTCGACGGGATTTCTCGCCCGCCTTTCTGTATCACACTACAGATTCGTTTGCCGGATAGCTCCCTGAAATTCTGGCAATAAATCCCCTGAGGGAGAAATCTTTCTCTCTCTGGAATAATACCAAAATCTCTGTTTTTGTTCCCTTATGCAGCAACCGCCCTGCAAATGTACGCTTAAACGTGATAGGAAAAATAAGGGTACGACGCCCCGCTCCAAGTTGAAAAACCTGGAGTAAAATTTCCCACTGGCTACCTATCAAATAGCCAGTAGGAAAAACTAGATAGCTAGATTTCTCTAGCTACCTTATTTGTGTTACTTTTGCGCTGCTGCTAACTTTGCCTGCAATTCTGCTATCTGTTTTTGTAGGTCTGTTATGCTTTCACTCTTCTTCTTTGCTACCTTTGCACCACTTGTAAATGATTGATGCAAAGAACACAATTTAGAGCCAAGACGCTGCAAACTATCTATTATAGTAGTTTGCACGTCCTTATTGTTGTTATCAAACCACGCAAAGAAATTAGGTAGTTTATGTTTGCGTGAAAACTCGCTAACTGCGCTACGTACGCACTCTGTTTGCAAATTGCAGTAGCTTTCATCTGAAAGTACATACTTTGTAGCTAGTTTATTATAGCGTTCCCTAGCTACTTCTAGTTCTTTCTTTGCGCTTACTACTTCGCTATCTTTGCACTCGCTTAATAGCTTTTTGCGGTAACTATTAAGCACTTCGAGACTCTGCGCTAACACTGCGCTACCTTTGCACTCGCTTACATAGCTAGCGACCTTAGTACTTACGTGCTCGTAACCTTGAGCACCCTTTACAGATAATTCTTTCATATACCTAAATTGTTTAAATGTTACTTATAAGATAGTGTCCTATCTCTTTCTTTTTGTACTACAAAGGTACGAAAATTTATTGATAAAAGCAAATTTTTTATGTTAAAAATCAACCTTTAAAGACGTTGTAACATATTGATATATAGATAGTTACAGGCTTTAACACTTTGCGGTAAAGTGTCAATATATTACGTTTTACTTTCGTATATCTAACTACATAAGCACTAAATGTTAAGATTTTAACATTTAACCAGTACGCTATTATGTAACATTTTTTCGGTCAAGCAATTTGTAATAAGTTTTGATGTTTCACGCTTTATTGATAATGAATAATTATGCAAGAAAATGAATATAAACAAAATTATAAAATGTTGGTTATTAAGGTGTTACATAAATTTTTTATAAATATAAACCGACAATTTAAAATAATTACAAAAATAATGTTTCACGATGGTTTACACTATATAAACCGACACAAAGTGTAATAATTTCAGAAGAAACACCCCCACACCCCCTAAATAGCACTAAATCAGCGCGGTAGTCACCTCACCTAAAAATTTTTTCTTCCGATTTTTCAGCCTTTTTGTAAAGTTTAATTACTTTCCACCATAAAGGATAATTATGCATATTCATTCATTCGTTATTTATTAACATTTGATAGCATAAACTCTTACTTTGCAGACCAAACCATAAATATATACCTATCCTTCATTTAATGTATACCTAAAATGTATATTTATACCCTTTATTTACTAGGGTTTTACCGGATATTCAGGATATTATCTGTATCTTTGTATTGTCGATATTTTATAGACGACATGTTGTAAGGACGACCTGACACGTGTTATCCTTCAGAAAGCCCCTGTTTATCGGGGTTTATCCTACACAATAACGGAAAATTAATATTATTATTGTACATAAATGGAAAATGGTATTGCTATAGACACATTGCACGCTCAGTTGCTTGACCTTTCGAGGCATGACGAGTACGGCTTCGAAGAGCTCCGTTGCCAGGACTGGGGCAAGGCAAACTCTGAGAAGTACAACAAGCTGAAGTCCAATTTCATCAGGTCAATGAGACGTCTGGCGAAGAAGGCTCCTGTGAAGTACTACAACGGTGCTTACTACATGTTCAACGGCAAGATATATGAAGCAGTTCCGAAGATAGTCCTTGAGCAGGCTTACCAGCTGTTGCTCCTTGACCTGGCCATGGCTCCGATGCTCGGCATCAGTACGGTGATGAACAAGTCATTCATGGAGGTGATAGAGTGCTACAACATACTGAGACCTACCTTCGACATTGTTGCATTCGCCAACGGAGTTGTTGACTTCGGCAGCGGTCTGAAGTATCCGAACGTGATGCCGTTCTCTCCCGAGTACCATGTCACATACTACCACCCATACGACTACAATCCGAAGGCGAAGTGTGACAGGTGGATGAACTTCATCAAGGAGGTCCTTCCGGACAGGACATCGAGGATGATCCTCCAGATGTTCCTCGGCCTCGGTCTCATACAGAGAGGTACTGCATACAATCCGTACGAGGGGAAGGAGTCATCGAAGATTGAGCTATGTCTTCTCCTTATAGGTACGGGAGCCAACGGAAAGAGCGTCATCTTCGACGTTGCCTGCAACATATTCGGAAAGGACAGGATAAGCAAGATGGACTACGCCGACCTCACTGCTGACGGCGACGAGGGAATGAGGGGAAGGTATCCCATCAGGAACGCCATCTTCAACTGGTCTTCCGATTCTGACCCGAAGAAGTTCGGAAGGAAGAACACCGGTATGTTCAAGAAACTCGTGAGCGGTGAGCCCGTCCCGATGAGAAAGCTCGGCAGGGATATCCTGGAGGGAAACTCAATCCCATACCTCATCTTCAACCTCAACGAGCTCCCGTTCCCAGACGATGCGTCGCTCGGATTCATCAGACGCTTGCAGTACGTGAGCTTCGACGTGACCATACCAAAGGAGAGGCAGGACCCGGAGCTGGCGAGCAAGATCATCCGTGAAGAGCTGAGCGGAGTGTTCAACTGGATATTCCGTGGCGCGATGGAGCTGAGGAGCAGGAAGTACAGGTTCCCGGCAGCTGAGGGCAGCAGGAGACAGTTGCTCATCTCTCTTCTCGGAAGCAATCCTATCTATGCCTGGATAAGGGCGTATGATATGAGATGCAGCCAAGAGGCGAGGGGCGAGATTTCGGAGTGCATGCTTGCCAAGGAGATGTACGAGAGGTTCGTCGAGTTCTGCAAAGCCAACGATGTCGAGGAGAAAGATATCCCTACGATTCAGAAGTTCGGGCGTGATATGAGCGACAAGTACGGCTTCTTCAAGAAGAGGTCACAGGGCGGAATGACCTATCAGGTTTACGGCGCGCAGATGATTGACCTGAAGCAGGAGCTTCTCATCAATGACGTGAAGAATAAATTGCGTGGTGAGGAGGACATCAAGCAGCCGGAGAGCTTCATTCAGCCTGATGATTAACGATACCGGTGGCCGCATGGCGGTGGGACATGCCTTCGGGCATAAGTCCGGGCAGACGGGAGGTTCGAGTCCCTTCCACGGTCGGCGGCCACCATTAAAACAGATTCTATGATAGACAAGGAATATATCAAGGAGGTTATATCTTGTATCACGAAGAAGAAGGCTGACGGGAATATTGTTCCGGCCACCGCTTCGATGCAGGAGATTATGATTGCTGTCCGCGATGATGCCCTGGAGTGCATGAGGACCATGTGTAACGAGAAGGAGATTGCGGTGAACAGAACGTTGAACAGTGTTTCATTCAAGTGCCTATGAGAAGACATCACAATCCTAATAAAGTACCGCCGTTCAAACCAGACCCCGAACATTGGACTAAAAAAGTTCATTCATGGAAGGCGAAGGTCGCATACGAGACTGAGGATGATGCTTGGGAGTTTCTGAATCAGAATCCGAAGTTAAAGTCTCTTGGTTATACTTGCTACCTGTGCAAGGTGTGCTCTAGGTATCATATAGGTAGATTACATCATAAATAGTTGAGATATGGATTATTGGAGTGCAAATTTCTATAAAGCAAATAATGAAAGAGCGGCTGCTATTCTTGATAAAGTGAAAAAGGGTGTATGGCTGTTTTTGAAAGACGAAGATGTTGTGAGAAAAGATAATTGTTTCCTACATAAATTTAGTGTTCTGTCTTGGGAAAGTCGTTATAAGAATCCTACACCTTTTCTTGCAGAAGTTAGAGACGAAGAAACCATTTTGATACCTGCTTTCGATGTTCAAGGAAGATATGATATATGTAATGTTAATAGTGGTGGAAAATGTAGTCTATTTAAGACAAATGAAGACCATGACTGCATAATCGTGAGCACGCGATTTTTTCTGTTAGGTCTTGAATTGAAAGATGTTTAACATAAATAGTTGAGAATATGAAGAAAAAAGGATATTACGAATACGACCCTGTTATCTATCCAAGAATGTTATGTGTCGCTATTGGCATGAACCAAGAGGACGCTAACAAGTGTTTTGAAGGTAGAAATGGCGAGGTTTTGAAAGTTGATTTCTCTAATTATGACGCAATAACCTACGATATCGTTAGAGAAAAGGCGAATAAGAAGCTTTGTTCATTTATTAATTTTGCAAGCAAGGATTCTATGAAGATGGGGGTTTGTTGCCATGAAGCTTCTCATGCCTGCGATAACATCGAGGATGATATTGGTATGGAACATGGCGGCGAGCCTTCTGCCTACTTGATGGGTTGGATTGCGTCTTGCATCAACAATGCTCGTTTGGGTATTGGCGATTTCGTTGAGCTAAAAGATAAGGAGGTATAGCTTATGGATAAAAACGAGAAATTAAAACTTGGCGACATTTTCCTTGCGCCCAAAGAGTTTTTTCTAAATAATTCTGACGGAAAGCTAAAACAGAAAATAGAGAGTTATGCGGAAGTTAGAAAAGATGGCAGGGTTATGTGCGCGGTTGTTGAGAATATAGATTCTGTTTTTCCCTATGAATCAGAATATACAATCGCTATAAAACAAAAACACTTTGCACCTCCTATTAGGGTTGGTGTCAGCAAGGACTATAACTTTGATTGTATTGAATTGCTTTCTAAAGAAGAGATGAAACTTGTTGGTGTGCTTTGGTTTTATTTTGGGGCTTAATATAGGAGGAATAGCTTATGAATTATGATGATACTTACATAGGAACTGTGTTTCTTGCACCTGCGTCATATCTTATCGAAGAACTCCAAGAACAAGAAAAGGAAGTTTTCAAAAACAGAGTCTTTCAATATGACAATCTGGTTTGCGGAATTGTCGATAAGATAGACTCTAAACGCGGTTATGTTTGGGTAACGTTCAAAGTTCCAGACAACAACTACGCCGATTCGGGAATAACTCTAGCAATAGACTTTAAAGCTAATTGGTGCAGGTTTTGTGTCGTTAAAGGTGGAAAGAGGTTCAGTTCCTATCAGTTTCTCTGTCTCAAAGAGCGTGATATTATAGACATAATTAAAAATAAAGATTATGATTAAGAAAGAAGATATTAAGGTTGGGCTGCGATTTTATATCACAAAAAATGATTGCTTAAAATGCAATTTTGACCCGATAGGTATTCAGAGTGGCAGAACCCCTATTCTGTTCAATGTCGAGAGAAAGGATGCTGATGTTTATATATGTACATCTGTTAGCACAGATTACAAATATGTCGCTCGTTTTCGCGAGGAAGATATTATGATGTTTGGTACAAAGTTCGATATAGTAACGAAAGGTGAAGGAGAAGCCGCAAACGGAAAGGCAGAGCAAGTATCTCACCCATCCCATTACGCTTGGTTGAAGGATTTGTGCGGTGTTGAGCCTTTGGATATTTGCAGACACGTTGACTTCAATACAGGGAACGCTATCAAGTATCTCCTGCGCAAGGATAAGGTGGATGGCAACAAAACAAAGACCGAGAAGCGCATCGAGGACTTGCGTAAGGCGGTGTTTTATATCCAGGACGAAATAAAATTGTTGGAACATGGAACAGACTGATTACACTTGTAAGGATTGCTTCTTCTTCAAGAATGGAGCTTGTAACCACCCTAATGAGATTAGGTTTACTTCTGAGGAGAATCCATCTTGCACAGATTTCGAGTATAAGGAAATAAAAGTTGAACTTTAAAATATTGTTATCATGGCATTACCATTTGGAAAGACTATCAAGACAAGACACTTCACCGTGCTGAAGTTCAGTAAGAGCTTGTCTAAGAAAGAAGTTGCTTCACTCAGAGAGGATATCCCTGCTGATATCAAGAAGCATTTACAGAGAGGCTCGCTGCCTTTCATCAAGATTGCGGACATTGCCGGCACATGGGGAATCGAGTACTCTATCGGTACATCAATGTACGCTGCGCTCGATGAATGTATTCCTGTTGCTGTAGGAGACCATTATGAGTTTTCCAAGGACAATGGAAACATCATCGAGGCATTTGCCCAGCTTATGTATGCGGATACATCGTTGCCTGGCGATGCAGAATACACGGCAGGTAAGTTGAAACTCCGTGACGAATACATTGCTCGTGAGGCTGAAAGAAGAAACGCTGCTGCCGATGATGGTAAGACAGAAGAGCAGCTTCGCAAGGAGAGCGATGAGGCCGTGCAGGAAGTCATCGACCGCGATAAGCACGCCGAGACTATTCTTGAGATGGCAGAACAGATTAAAAAGGAAGGAGGCAAGGATGAGCGATAAATTGCTTGAGGTCGTTCAAGACCACACTTCCTTAGTACAGGCGCTCCAGTTCATTTTGGAGGCCGCAGAGACTAAGAAACTGCCTCCATACGGTGTTCTTCCTGTATTCAATGACGACCTTCTTAATGATAGGCTTAAGGGTATACTTGAGTTGGTTACCGGAGAGAAGTATCCTTAATTGACTTCAAAGTTTTCTTCTACTTATATATTTGTTTTAAAAAGCGAGGGGCAGTATCTGTGAAGACACTGCCCCTCTTAGTTAACCAAAATAATTTGAATTATGCTCAGCAGAAAGAATCTGTGAACATTAATTATTTGCAAAGGTACTTGGTTTTGCTGAATTTCTAGTAAAACAAAGTTACTTTAACACGAATTTAACTATTTCTTCTTCTTTTGGAAAGTCGCCTGACCATTTTTAAAGATAATGCAGTCCTCGCAGCATCGAGGCATTGATAGAGGAATGTAGTAGTGGACCACATTATTTTCTGTATCAATTTCGTCCTGCTTAATCTTAGAGTAGTCGGCTATCATGGCAGTCGTCTTTTGCCACTCTGGAGAGCCAAACTTCTGCTTGCGCTGAGCGATAACGAGGTTTCTCAGAATCTCTTCCTTCGAGGTAGCCTTAATAAGTTCCTCCTGGGTGAGCTCATCGGCGTTCTCGTTCTTCGCTTTCTTGCCCTGTACCTCTGCGATTCTCTTCTGGACGGACTCCTTGGCTTCTAGCTTATTCATCTCGTTTTCGAGGAAAGATTTCTCCCACACACCTATTCCTTCTCCTTGGAATGCGATGGCCCAGCTGTCACGAACAGACATACCTGAACCACGGAGGCTGGCGTAGATGTAATAGCGAGGGTCTTTCATCTTAAGAGCCTTCGCTTTCTTGTACGTATCGACGGATAACGTGTATCCTTTTGTTTCTTCAATCATAATCTTATTTCTTTTTATTATCCTTGAATGCAAATACCGTAAAACATTGACACGAAACATGGAATGGTGGGTATGGATCTTTGAAAGAATGGAGTCCGGCATCGGCTTCGTTTTGACAAATCAAGCACGGGAAGTCGCTTCCTCTCTTGACATAGAATCCGATAGCCTTGTTCTCCTGTCCATACTCCTGCTCTGCCTGTCCCCACGCTAAAGCAATCACTTGAGAAGCGTTTCTTACGATGTTCTGATAGGCGTTCTTGTAGTAGCCCTTTCCATAAGAAGGAACATCGATGTTGATATCCTTTCTCTTCGCCTTGGTGATGACTGATGTGTGATATGGGTCCTTATATCCTGTGCGGATGGAAGACAGAAGCTGCTGGTCTGAATATCCCATAAGAGTACCCGCCTTGATCATCCTTACAATATCTTCCGCAAAGTTTCCGAGATAGACAGCGTTTCTTTCGGATGTCGTCTTTCCGTAGATGTCGCTGACGAGAAATGATTCTATATTCTCGCTGTCAATCCCGAGAATCTTGCATGAAGCCTTGGAGTAGGCAGAGATATAGGTATTGATACTCTCCTCTGCTTCAGCAGTAACATTCTTGGCGTAAGAGAGCAGGGCTGACTCGTTTGTGAGCCTGCCCGCACCTCTGTATCGCTTACTTGCGGCAATTATTTTCTGTGTCGATTTCCAGAGAATATCTGCAACATGGCTCTCGCAGTTTCGGATTGCCTGCAAGCGTTTCCTGCTGTAATCGACAGAACGTTTTAACTCATCCATAGGCTATTAATTGGTTTTGTTGAATTTTTTCCAATTATTTTCGTTTGGCTGATTGCCCCATTTATCGGTATTCTTGCCCTCACTAGGCCTTCCTGCCTTTCTGCCATTACCTGTACGAACGTTACCGCCACCTCCGTTAATTTGAGCTGTAGCTTTTTCCTGCTCGATGGCATTCTCTGTTTCGTTATCCGCACGCTGAATATCCATGAGGAGGTCCTGCTGATCCTCTTCCTTCTTTTCTCGCAAGATACGCTCCCATTCGGCATTCTTTGGGAAGTCAGGACAACGCTCCGATGCAGTCTGCTTCGATAGAAATCCGTTCTGAACGGCAGTTGCAAGATTTGTAAGAAGTTCCGTCTTGTTCTGATGTGTATAAGGCTCAATCCATGCATTGATATCGAGACCAACAATAGAAGCCGTCGCATTGTTTTCGTGGCCGATTCCAAACTTGGCAATTTCTACCAGCTTATCAAGGAATGGCTGCAACTTCTGAGAATCATTCATGGCTACCTCTAATGCAGGAGAATAAAGAAGCTTGATGGCTACACCAGGGAGGTCTCCTGACTTCAGCTCTGGAGGTTTTACAGTAAATGACAGCTCATAGATGAGGTCGTACGACTTGTTGAGCTGGGTGGCAAAAGCATCTGATGCATCGGTTCCATTGAGGAATCCAGCATCGTTATCCTTGCTGTTCATAGCGATAACCTTGGCGGCTCCAGTCATATCGTCGCCTGAAATGGTAATCTCATCACCATCACCCTTTACGTAGAATACAGGGAAAGCGTACGCCTTGTTGTTCTCGCAAAGATACGAGAATGCCTCCTCGTAATCTTCGATGTTCTTCTGAACATTGGACCAGCATGGTCCCTCATCATTTCTGATGTATGCAACAGGAATCGAATTGAAGTGATGTTCTTTCTTTTCGACAAGAGCATATCCGTTCATTCCGAACAATCCCTTAATGAGGTTCACTGCCTTCTTCGTTACGCTCTTGTTTCCGACATCGTTCCTGAATCTGTAATAATAGGTATCATCCCAGACCTCAACCCACTCTATCTGAGCGTTTCCATCTTCATCCAAGTCGTAATACTTACGGGCGAATACAGAGAGTCCTCCTGTTATTGAATCGTAATGCGGGTAGAGATAGTCTCCATTCTTGAATGACAGAACCTTAACTCCAAACTTTCCCTTGTCGATATAGCCGACTGCGGCGGTTTCTGCAACGATCATGTAAGAGCTTACCGCTTCAAAGAACGCAATCTCCATATTGTGCATAAGCCATCCCTTCTTGAAGACATTGAGGTTCTTCTGGGATTCCTCTTCCTCTTCAAGCTCATCTGTGCTGTCTGCAAGCTCGAACTGAATATCGTTTCCGGTTATGTGCAAGGTGTGTTTTGTTGCGATAACCTGTTGGAAAGCAAATGCGCATCTTGTAATAGGCTGCAAGTAATAATGATTGCCGGTAGAAGGATCTTCCGGGTCCCAATCAGGATTCTCCTTGATTATATCCGGATACGCTTTCTTGTCCCAGATTCTGTGTCCGCTTGTGAAGTACTCACGAAGGAAGTCGGACTGGGTTTTTACTCTCCATACACAAGGGTCGTAAGGCATATTCTGCATACTCCTATCACCAACCTTGTCGGAGAAAGTGCCATGACTCATGTATCCGTCAGGCTTAAGCTCGTAGAATGGCTTCTTTACGAGTATTTCTCTAAAATTTAAATTCTCCATAATCCTTTTACCTTTTTATGTTTCTTTTTTGTTAAACTGAATATCATTACGTAGAACCAAGATTCAAAGAAGTCAGGCGAGTGCCCGACATATTTCTTGGCAATCTTCTTAGGTAATAGCTTGAATCCCCTATCGTCGCTGTTCTCGTCGCGCCGAAGCATCTTTCTCTCCTTCTGAAGAATCTGTCTGAGAGAGACCTTGTCGAATCCGTTTCCAGAATACTTTCTTTCGAGTAGGGACGAGTCGATGGAAATCTGCTTCTCTTTTATCATCTTGTAGAATAGCCATGCGCACTGAGACTTCAAATCCTTGTATAGGTATTTGATACCTGCTTCTTCTTGATGATTCTGAGGGATAGGTGCTGCCTGGTTGTTGAATGGGATGGCATCCTTGAAGAATCCCTTGAAATACTGACCTATACCCTGCATATCGTAAGTAAAGTTGCATTCCTGCACACCCCACTCTCTTAGCTTGGCCTCAACTACAGAAACGAGCGTCTTAGGGTCCAGCCTCAACACAACCAAGTCCTTACAATGCCATCCTTCCCAAAGCCACATCACGAAGTTATCGCCGCCGGTGAATGCGACATCGGCAGAAGCTCTTCGCTTTCCATCTCCTGTCTGTTCGGCGTTATCGAAAATTTCTTCAAGGTCTTCCATTTTGATCATGTCATCGCCGGCAGCTTTCCAGTTCCAGTTGGCTTCCAGGTCTCGCATACGCTGTTCTTCATCCTGCTGGGCAAGGTTGGCGAGATATGAAGCATCGGTAGAGATAAGCTTGATGTTCTCTGATACGTCGGCGCGAACGAATGTTGCCGACTTGATGAACATTTCGAGCTTTGTATAACCAAGTTCCTCATAGCTATCCTTCCAAAGGCTATCGATAATGCCCTTGCACTGCTCGTATACCTCTTCTCTTGTATCGCCCCAGTAGATTGAATCAGGTGTATCGCCGTCCATAAAACAGTATCGTATAACTCCGTCCCGTTCCGGTATGATGTAGCCGTTCTCGTCAACCCACCAGTCAATGAACTTTCTCACCCAAGATTCCGGGTCTGGGTTACAGGTAATCCAGAAGCGATTTCGGATATGCGCTGCGTTTCGATTGTTGGTCAAGAGGTACTTGAACTTCTTGTATGGGCACTGAGTACCCTCATCGATGCAGACATAGGCATACTGGCGACCCTGGAATCGTGTCTTGAAGTCCTGATAGGCTCCAGCATAGTACGAGAATTTGAGCCATCCTCCGTTATCGAAGTTCCAGGTCATGTCATTTTGTGACTTATTGTAAGTTCCAAATTGGGAGAACAATTTATAAGAGTCTGTAACTAAGGACTGTAAGTCGTCTTTTTCGTTGCGAAGAATCGTTGCATGAAAATCTGGATTTTTGATATCCTTCAGAACTTCCATAAGGGAAGAGAACGATTTAGAGCCACCTCGCGAGCCTCCAACTATCTTAATATCAGCATCAATAGACAGCATTCGTTCCTGACCGCCACGCTGAGCTATAATCTTCAGCTTGTCGGGATGCTTCTTGTCGGCGTCTCTTAATGATTGGATATACTCTTGAGTGTAAATAGGCTCTCCGTTATCCAATTTTAATCCTGAAAATACATCTTTCTGCATAAATATCCATTTAATACTGCAAAAATATACAATTTTTCTTGTATAATTGCATATTTATTCATATATTTGCAAAACAAAAGGTATATTTATACATTTTTTGAGGTGGAAGAACCGCTTCAGGATAACATTTTTAATCAAAAAACAACATGACAAGAGAAGAACTCTTAGCATTGGTCAACAAGGAACTCGGTAGTACCAAGTTGACAATTAGCGAGAAAACCATCAATGAAAAACTTGATGACGTACTCGAAGATTTTGGTGAAGACGAAGCTGCAAACGCTAAGTTGGTCACCAAGGTTACAAATCGCTTGAAACGCATGGACGGCAATCTCCATTCTGACGTTTCTCAGCAGGTTAAGGAATACAAGAAGAAGGCGAAAGAACGTCAGAAGGCAAAGGAAACTGAGCTTGACGAGGAAGAGCCGGGAAAAGACGAAATTCCTAACGAAGAGGATATGCCTGAGTGGGCAAAGAAGCTCATTGGTGAAGTCAAGAAGGAGCGTGAGGCGCGAGAGCAGAAGGAAGCAGCTGACGCAAAGAAGGCGTTGGTGAACTCCATTAAGGAAGGTCTTAAGGCTAAGTTTGAGAAAGCCAATATTCCTTTGAATTCGTTTTTCGTTAAGACAGCTTTGGATAAGCTTGAGATTCCTGATGGTGAAGCAGACATTAAGAATCTTGTCGGTAAGGCAGAGGTTCTTTACAATGCTGACCTCAAGGAAGCGGGTATCAATCCAGACACCAAGCCTCGAAGCGGAGGTGGCGGAGCCGGAGGAACCGGAACCGTAGATGAACACGAGTTCGATGATGTTGCAACTATCAGATCTCGACACAAGCCTAAGGACGAATAAAAATTAGTATTCAGGATAACAAATTTATTTATTGATTATGGGAACAGTTTCTCCTTATTACAGTGAAAGGATGAATGGTAGCGGCTTCTTGCCAGGTCGTTCCCTCATCCAGGCTCGTGGCGAAATCGGCGGTATCCGCTATGTATTCGTCAAGTTGATTGGCGCCGCAAAGGATGCTTTCCGTACTCCTACAACTGGTGGTAAGTTGCTCAACCCTTTCAAGGGTCCTGCAAAGATTTACGCCGGTGACTTCCTGGAGTATGATCCTGGCATCTATGGCAACGCAGGCGCAACTGTTAAGATTCTTAAGTCTTATCAGTGCGCAAAGAAGACCGGTGCTACTGACACAACTCTCCTTATTGTACGTGATGGCTATAAGCATATTCCGTTCATTGGAGACAATATCATGGTGGCTCCTGACTCTCTCGATGGCACAGGCACAGCAGTTACGGTTACAGGTGTTGAGAAGACAACCGAAGCAGGCGCAGACGTATGGAAGCTTACTTTGTCAGCAACACTCGGTGTTGTAGCAAAGGATGCGGTACTCGTTGAGGCAGCAGCTGCCGGCGACGCACAGAAGCCTATGGTAACCAACCCTAACGGTTATGCTCAGTGCGACTACGACTTCCTGTTCTCTCCAGGTAACGATTTCGAGGATGGTGCTCGCTATATGCTTACCCCATTCCTTGCTAACGACGACACCGTTATGTACATCGACAGGATGTCTCCAATCCCTCCTGCAATCAAGGCTCTCAACAAGAGTCGTGTTAACGGATGGTTCCATCTCTAATTATTAACCTTAAAGATTGATTCAGGATTATGGCAAAATTTGATTTTAATAATTCGCGACTTGCCAAGTTCTTCGGTTCTCAGGAGAATACGGCATATTTGCAGAGTTTCCTTGATAGAAAGGATGTCTTCTTCACTAACTACGGTTGGTACAAGACACAGGGACACAACGCTTCGTTCCTGACAACTACCGACAACTATGGCTTGGCAACATTCAACGTAAAGGCTCGCAAGTTGAAGGCAGCTCCTATGGCTGACCTCCGTGCTCCTCTCGGCGATTCTAATCAGATGGACAAGAACGGACATAAGTGGTACACCGCTTCTATCCCTGACTTCATCACTCCTGGTTATGTTGAGACCGCAGTTGAGCGTTATGCACGCATCAAGCAGTTTGAGGAGTTCGGCAACGACGCCGATATCTTGGCAGACTGGAGTGACGAGGTTCAGACCCGTATCGACTCAGTTGATGCAACAATGAACTTTATGACCGCTCAGTTGATGTCTACCGGTAAGATCGATTACTCTGGTATTGGTCGTGGTATCTCTACCCCATTGCACAAGGCTATCGACCCTATCGAATACGGTGACAACTTCATCAATGGCGGTGCTAAGAAGTGGGCTGACCCTTCTGCTACCATCCTTACCTACATGAAGGAGAAGGAAGCCAAGTATCGCGAGACCCGCGGTGGTTTCGATGGCGCTTTGGTCTGGCAGATGACTCGCAATACATTCTATAATGTATTCTTGAAGAACGCAGAGGTCCGCGAACTCGTTACCAATTACCGTCAGCTGAACTACATTGCCTCTACCAAGACAATGCCTATCAGCAAAGAGCAGTTCATCCAGGCATTCGTTGACTTCGAGGGAGTATCTCCTATCGAGATTGTTACCGAGAAGGAACGTAACCTTACTCATACAACCGACGAGTACAAGCAGGGTTGGTCTGACAACATCGTTGTTCTCCGTCCTGCCGGTGATGCCTGTGAGTTCGAGCGCACAGACAGTCTCGATCGTAAGTTGATTGAGTATGCTGGTAACAAGGCTATCTCTACCCTGTTCGGTACAACCAACGATGGTCTCGGTCTGCTCATGAACTCAGTAGTTCCTAACGGTAAGTACATGGAGTGGCATACAGACATCATGTTCTCTGCTTGCCCAGCTCTCATCGACTTCCCAGACCATTGCATTATGGACATTACCAAGACTGATTAATTTCGGTCTTGGAACTATTAACGTAACTAGATTGTATGACTATGGATTCGGAGATGAACATTTACACTGTGAACGACTACCTTATTAATAAGGTGAAGTTCGAGATGCCGATAAAGGCTCTGCTGGGCATCATGCACGACAGGGAGCTCAAAAATGGTATCGACCTCGAAGCCTGCGACAAGGACAAGGTGAGACTTGCCTATGCCGACATGCTGAAATGGTTTGTTCTTGGTCCGAGCAAGGTGAACAACACCTCCGATTCCGATAACGGATGGACTCATTCGGGAGGTGGCTATGATATGTCGGACAACGACAGGAGCGAGATGAAGGCAGAGGCTAACGCTATCTATGCGGAGCTGGAGCCTGATTCGATGCTCAAGAAGAAGTCCACCTTCCGGGTGACCTCCCACGGAGTAAAGAGGGCGAATTATTCTCCTTGGGGAGAACCTCTCCCTCACATCATCAAATAAGGCGTATGGAAAAGGAAAACATCAGAAACCCAAGATACCCTCACATCATCAAGATCGTGAGGAAGGTCGTCGGAAAAGCCGACCCTGATGACCCGTTTGCCGATGATGATGCTCCAGTTGGTGAGGACAAGGAAATCATTCTCTATTATGGCGAAGGCCGCAGCTACACCGATACCACTACAGAGGGAGACAAGAATGTCGACCAGAACAAGAGGAAGGCATCGATTCCGGTCAGATATGACGAATGGGATGCTGACAGATGTCCTCTTGACGGCGACACCATCTACTCCACTGTCGGCAACAACACAGAGGTAGGTATGGTTAAGGACTGCGAGCCGGATAATAACAGGACTGTTGTGTATTGGAATTTTACAAGGGTTTAGATTGTGACAAGTTTATCAGGTCAGTTTTTACAGGTCGAGAAAAAAATCCGTCAGATGGCTGTAGCAAAGATGCAGCAGAAGATGGAACATGCGGCTGAAATGACAATGAAAGCTGCTGACAAGTCTCGAAACTATGATGACGTAACCGGTAACTTGTACAAGTCAACAGCCATCGGTACATATTACAACGGCTCATTGCAGTCGATTCATTATGCTCCTGGCCCAGAGCCAACCCGAGTAACCCTTGCTGCTGGAGAGAGATACAACCTCGATAAGTATTATCGCAGTTCGTTCTCATTCAAAGACAGCGGAAGGAGACCTTACAAGGGTGAATACGGAGAAGGTGGTGAATATGGTCCAAACGCGGCGTGGGATGAACTTGTTTCCAGGGAGCACAACAAAGGAAAGTACGATGCCACATGGCAGATGCTCCTTGTTGCCGGTGTGGATTACGCTAAGTTTGTCGAGGTTAAGAGAGGTCACGACGTGATTACCTCTCTTAGAGAATATTTGGTTAGATACTTTAGAACGATGTAAGATATGGTTAGTATTAAGACTCTATATTTCGATGTCGGCAATGCAATGAAGGGAATTTGCGACAAGCTCTACTCCCGGAGCCGACCAAAAGCAGTTGATACGAAAATCAACAGCTACATCGTGGTATACTTTCCATCTAGTATCTACAATAACGAGATGAACTCAAGTGGAGTTTACAATGATTTCACCACTACAGCTCAAATCGAATTGTATGTGCGCGATAAAGCTTCAGCAAGAAATCCAAACACATTTGATGTTTCTAGCGTTGACGAGAAAGTCCAGGAGATTATGGACAGATTCCCAATCTCTACAAAAAATCTCATTGTTTCCAATCCTCGTATAACACTACAGACAGACGACGGCGCAGGTTTTTCCGTGACGATCATACAGGGAAGGTTACGTACGAAATAAGTATTCAGGTATAACAATTTAAAATATTTTAGATTATGGCTATGACAACTATTGACAAGATGAAGGACATTTTCAATGGTCCTAAAACTCTGCTCTACTCAAAGGCTATTACCGATTTGAGCAAGGCTACAGTTGACATCACCCCAGAGGTTGAGCTTCCGGTTACCGTTGACTCGCTGAAGGCGACTATGGATGACCCAACCATCAACCACTACAAGGTTATCGGTCTTGCAGGCGACTGGGCAACTACCGCAGAGCTCGGCGACTTCAACGTAGAGTTCGTTGTTCCTTCAAAGGCAAAAGACTTGCTGACAATTATGTTCGGTGAGGATGCTATCACCGAGCTGACCAAGGTTACCCTGAAGGGTACAGGTGACGCTACTCTCGACGCTACTACCGGCTTTACAGGTATCGCTGTTGAGCCTAAGAAGTTCAAGATCAAGGGCACTATCGTTATCGTTGACGACGAGAAGGAGAACCTCATGGTTATTACCAACATCGCTCTCTACGCTACCTTGCAGTGGGATAACTCTGGTACTGAGCCTGTTGCGTTTAAGTTCTCAGGTTCTATCGAGGGTGCAGGTAAGCGCAGCATCGCTTGGCTTACTAAGGCTCCAGCTGCTGGCGAACCAGGCATTGGCGGTTAATCAAGTAAAGGCTTCTTTAGGTAATTAGATTCAGGATAACAAACCGTAGGGCGGCAGGCTAATCAACAGCCGTGCCGCCCTTCTTCATTTAATAGCATACAATCATGGCAGAAGAAAAGAAAATAGAGCAGCCTTCAGTGGACTTGCAGGAGTTGCTTGACAGCGTGCTGCACGACGAGCCTACCGAGTTCGTGTTCCGTGGAAAGAAGCACAAGCTCGGTTGGCTTCGCAAGGGAACCATGAGCAGGTGTTCCCACATCAGGGCAAAGGAGAAGAACGAATGGAAGCGCAACGTCAAGATTTGTGTCTGCATTCTCCTCAACAACATCTGGAAGATACGATTCCTGTATTGGATCTACTGGCGCTGGCTCTACTACATCAAGGATGTGGACGTGGCCGAGGTTCTGAGAGTCCTCGATGTTTCTAAAAAAAAAATTCCATCGAACGCATTCTCACTGGCTACCATATTAGCGACCGGGATGACGGACGTGATGATGACGATGACGAGGAGCGAAGCAAAAGCTATCCAAGCAGAACAAGCTGGGGAGCAGCCTTCTCACTAGCTGAGAAGTTCGGCTTCCTCTTTCAGCGCAAGTACTTCATCGCAGCCTACGACTACTGGTGGGGCTATTCGTCGGCACAGATTGACCTCATGGTTGCAGACCAGCCTCTTGTTGTCTATCCAAAGGCCAAGAAGGAAGGCGGTCCGAAGAAGCATACCAAGAAGGAGATGGATGACCTCTACGACAGATGGATGGAGAAAAAGAAGAATGAGGGAAGCCTCGTTGGCAAGAAGATAAGTCTTGCTGATTACTTAAACAATAAACTCTAATTTAAAAATATTCAGGATATGGCAGGTGGAAATATGGGAGACCTCAGTTTCTCGCTCACTCTAAAATCGAGAATTGAAGAGGAAACCAAAAAGATTATCAGAGAATTAAACAAGGTTGATTCTACTGGTAAGCAGGCACAGAATGCTTTGGAAGCAATATCCGAAGCAACAAAAGGTATTGGAGATAAGGGAGGTCGTAGTTTTGAAAAGCTAAACAACTTCGTTAAAGAATTACATCGTAACATTGGTGTATTTTCAAGCGAAGATTTCTTTAGTCCCAAAAAACTCCAGCAGTTGGAGTCTGTTCAGGACGGGTTATACAAAATAGGCCGCATACTCGGAGAGGTGTCTAAGGAAGGTGCTGGATTCAACATATTCCCTAACAGTGTTTCCACTGAGGCAAACAAGGCAGAGAGAGAACTTTATAAGTTATCTTCTATTATTGACGAAATCAACAAACGCCATGGTGAAGGAATACAGCTGTTTGGCGTCGATTCAACGAACAACATACGTCAGTCGCTGTCAGAACTGTCTAAATACAGAACTGAGTTAGAACAGATCAGGAATAACAGAGGTATTCATCCTATCACAGGACTCACAGCAACTGATGTTGTAAAGAGTTCCGGGTATCTTAATGCTATAGATAAAGCAAATACTTATGCAAAGGTTATAAAGGACGCAGCACGCGAGGCAAAAGAGGCAGATAGGCAACGCCAGAATGAGTTGAAGAACACGGAGCGTCGATATGATTCTCTCGGCAATAAGGTTCGCCAGCTTCGCTCTGAATACAGCCGAGGAATTTCTGTCGGAGCAGATGTTAGTAAAGCGGAAGCTGAGATTAGCAGGCTCCTTTCTTTAATGAGAGATCTTAGAACCATCAAAGACAGGCTCAATTCGGAGAATTGGAGAGAAGGCCTAGGTATGCTTGGCAACATTGGTAGTGGACACGATACCACTTTAGCATCGAGGATACTTCAAGACCAAAAGACAATAAACCGTGAGGTTCAGAGAGGTATTGAGCTTGAACAGAAGCGTCAGCAGGCTATCGTTGACTCAGGAGCTAAGATTCAGTCTCAGCTGGTTCGCGGCTTCGAGAAAGCTAACAGCCATGCAGGAAGGCTGAATTCAACCGTACAGGATTTGAAGTCACTCTTCTTGCAGGGAGGTCTTGTGTTCGGCGCACAGCAGTTCGCTATGAGCGTCATCACTACTGGTGGTGAGATGGAGAAGCAGCATATTGCCCTCCAGTCCATCCTTGGTGATATGCAGAATGCGAACACAATGTTCAATCAGATTAAGGAACTCGCTCTTAATTCGCCATTTACGTTCTCTGAGTTGAACCGAGACGTTAAGCAGTTGGCTGCGTATGGAGTTGAGTACGACCAGCTCTATGACACAACCAAGAGGCTTGCGGATATGTCTTCCGGTCTTGGTGTTAGCTTTGACCGTATCGCATTGGCGTTTGGTCAGGTTCAGGCTCGTGGCTGGCTCGATGGTAAGGAACTCCGCCAGATTGCTTATGCAGGTATTCCTCTGCTTGAAAAGTTATCTGAGTTCTATTCTAAGCAAGAGGGCCGAAATGTCTCTACATCAGAGATTAAGACTCGTATATCAAGCAGAGATGTAAGTTTTGATGATGTGAAGTCTATCTTCTGGCAGATGACTGATGCTGGTGGTCAGTTCTATAATATGCAGCAGGTTCTGAGTGAGACTTTGCTCGGACGCTACAATAAACTGAAGGATGCCTGGGAAATCATGCTTGCCGACTTTGCTAACGGCAAGAATATTATAGGTGGAACTTTCAAGGGTATCCTTGATGTTGTTACCAATCTCGTGCAGCAAATTCACGTCTTAGGTCCTGCTATGGTTGCAGCATTCGCCGGACCTGCTCTTATGCGTGGAGTAAAGACCTTGGAGGGCGGAATCGGGAAAAGAATACTGAACTCAAAGGGAAATATTGCGAAAGAAGCTGAACTCAAGCTTTTGCGTGGAGAAAAAATAACTCCCGTGGAGAAACAGATTCTTCAGTATAAAAATCAGATTCGGATTCAGGATATCCAGGCACTCGCAAAGGCAAATGCGATAACAAAAGCTGAGCTAAGACGCTTGTATGTTACCGGACAGATAACCAAGGAGATGTACAAGCAAGGTATGGCTCTCACAAAGCAGGAGGGGCAGGTAAACAGAATCTCCCTTGGTGGAGTTCTGAAGGGATTGGCTAGCCCTAGCAAATGGGGAGCAGCAGGAGGTTTGCTTCTCGGAGGCTTGAAGTCCGGATTTAGTTCTATCATCGGTTTTCTTGGCGGTCTTCCTGGAATCGCTATTTCTGCCGGATCTGCAATCTTTGCATACTACTGGCAGAAGCATCAGCAGCTGAAGCAAGACATGGAGACTACGGCTGACGAACTAAAAGACAGATACACTAAGATTGGCGAGTTTCTTCGCGATAACGATGCGGATAAAGCTATTAAGGATGGCGACGAGAAAGAGATAGAAAACCTTATTGACACATATAAGGAAAAGCTAAAGGAGATTGCTCCTGAAAAGGAGAATGCTTTCACGATGAGCCTTCTCGAAAAGAAATCGAATGAGGATAGACTTAAGTATCTCAAAGAACAGCTCATCCTTCTCAAACAGGTTGAGGAGAGCACTCAGAAATCTCTTTCTAACGAAGACACCTATAAGGGATTAGACGAGAAGCTGTCTTCTGCAAAGGAAATAGCAGAAGCGTTCTCTTCAGCATCCGCAAAGGCGAATATGATTAATGCCACACAATCCGACTTCGCTAGCTTCAACTCCTGGGAAGAAAAATATAAGAATGAGGTGAAAGCTATGCGCGATTATCTCATTGATGAGCTTGGAGATATCAGCAACAGTCCGAAGTTGCAGGGTAAGGCTAATCAGATTCTTTCGTCATTCTTTGCAAAGCAGGGATGGAACCAGGATGTTTCTGATCAGTTCCGTGCTGACGTTCTTAATGCGATGGGTGTTGAGACTGGCTTCTACGAGAATAAATTCAAGGATGCTCTCGATAACGCAGTAAACACTTCGTTTCCTTGGATTGGTGACAAGATTCGCAACAACCAGGAATTGACAGATGCAGAGAAGGTCCAGGTTTCAAACATGATGAAGGATGCTGCGGCTCAGGTTCAGAAAGACTATCCTTTTGCATCTGACGCATTGAAGCGAATGCTTGCGGCTGATAGATTCGAGGCTGTCATTCATCTCGTATTCAGGAACGATGACTCGGATCTCACTCAGCAGCTCGAAAAGAATCTCAAGGGTAGTGGTTACGACTACCATGAGAAGAACAAGTACGTCAAGAGTTGGGGAAAGGATGCCGGAGACGACTACGATAAAGCAAAGAGCAACGCAGAGTCGGACATTACTGCTGCCAAAAAGGAACTCAACACCAGAAAGAAGATGCTAGCGCTAGGCAATCTTTCTCTCGATGAGTTTACACAGAAGCAGAAGGAGTACGAACTTAAGATGCAGGCTTATCATGATAACTGGGGTGAATGGTTTACTGGAGAAGGCAAGAAGAAAAACAAGAAAACCGGTGGCCGTAGGTCAACAGGCGCGCGGACAGATAAGGCTCTTGAAGATTTGAGGAAGCGCATCGACTTATACAAGAAGATGTATGCTGAAATCAAGAAGTTTAAGGAGCTTTATGGAAAAGGTGCTCTTGGTCAGCTTGCTAATGACGGAGAGTTTGAGGCTATATTCAATGATAAAAAGAGGTTCCCTATCTCCGACTACACCAATTATGAGACCTCTATCAAAGAACTCTTGAAGACTCTCCCGGCCTCAACAAGGGAGAGATTGGACTATGCTGCAAACGAGAAGGCTGGCATTCAAACTGAAAGCCGAAAACTTCTCGAAGACCAGCGCAGAGACGAACTGAATGTACTCAATAAGCAGCTTGATACTATATCTGAGCAGTATGAGACATACAAGAAGATATATGAGCTGACAGGAAACAAGAAGGGTTCAGAAAACATAGCTTTCGGAGGAACTGTTCAGTTTGATACATACAAGAGGTTCCTGGAGGAGCAGCTCGATATTGCGGTAAAGCACGACAACGTTCAGTCCGGCCTTAACTTGACTACGGACGAGGTTAAGGAAATGAGTCTTGAAAATGTCAAGGATAAGTATGGCGAGGAGACTCGTGTTTACGATATCCGCAAGAAACTGGAAGATGAGAACAACAAGATCAAGAAGGAGACCATCGACCTGATGGCTAGTCTTATTGAAAAGAATGCAACCATCGCACAACAGATTGAGGATGAAAACCGCAAATACGAGAGACAGCTTGAACTCATCAAGGGCATCGAAGATCCACAGATGAGAGACAGAGCCAAGGCCGGAGCCACAAAGACTCACAACGAGAATGTGGCAAAGCTTCAGTTCGATCAGTTCAAGCAGGAGTCTGACTGGGTTGCTATCTTTGATGACCTTGACAGGGTGTCTTCCGCTACAATCAACTCGATGATTGAGAAGATTGACCAGTTCTCCATGACTACCGGCCTGTCTGTAGAATCAATCAAGCAGTTGAGGGATGCCTTGGATAAGCTCAGAAATGAGCAGATTAGCAGAAACCCGTTCGGCTTCATCTTTGGAGGGGTGAATCGCGGTAAGGCTATCGGAAAGTTCATAAATGAGCGTCTTGGCGGCATGGATGATACCGCGAAGATATTCGTCAGCAAGGAGGAGGCTTCGAGACTCGGAATCGCTGGCGGCGTAAGAACCAAGGCGAGCCTGAAGAATGATCAGCAGTCAGCATACGCAGACTCGTCTAAGGCCATCTCTGAACTTGCGACGAAGATGCAGGCGCTCAATACGGTTCTTGATCCGGTAATCAATCTGTTCAAGGCTATGGGTGAAGAGGATTCAATCCTTGGTCAGATTGTGGGTGGTGCATCAGGTGCATTCTCTTCGGCGGCAAGTACAGCTGGAGCTTTTGATACCCTCAGTAAAATGAAGGGTCTCGGATTCCTTGAAGGTGCTGGTCCATACGCAGCAGCCGCTTCCGCAGCGTTGAGTATTGGCGGCTCACTCATCAAGGCGTTCGGTGCAGACTACAGCAGCTACAACAAGGCGAAGGCTGAGTACGACAACCTGACCTCAATTTGGGATTCTCTCATCTCCAAGAAGACTGAGTACATGAACATCCATTGGGGTACAGAGGCTACAGAGGCATCCAAGGAAGCCAAGGAAATGCTTAAGGCGGAGATTGAGCAGACTAAGGTTATCGCGCAGAAGAGGCTCAATGCCGGTGCGTCAGCTGGCTCCCACTCTATCAAATATAGAATGTGGAAGGGTTCCTATAAGTACAATGGTCAGAACTGGCGTGATGTTGCCGGAGAAATCTCTTCGAAGTACGGAGTCCAGTTCAACGGCATGGAAGACATGCTCAACATGAACGCTGATACATTGTCGAAGATTAAGAAGGATTACACTGGTCTTTGGGCTAACATGGACTCAGATTTCAGAGATTACCTGGAAAAGCTCATTCAGTATGGCGAGAAGGCCGATGACATAATTGAGGCTCTTACAGAGAAACTGACCGGTAACAAGTTCTCTGACTTGGTGTCTTCCTGGGGCGACGCAATGTCAACTATGGCCAATGGGTATGAAGACTTGGTGGATGGCTTTGAAGGAAAATTAAAGGACGCCATCTTGAACTCCATGATTGAGAATACATATGGAGACAAAATCAAGGCTCTTCTGAAGAAGACTCAGGGATACGCAGAGAATGACGACAAGATCAAGGATTCCAACGGAAATGTCATTTCTGAATACACAGGAGCCGAGTATGCCGACGTAAAGAACAGCACAGATGAGCTCTCAAAGCAAATCGAGGCGACACGAGACTTCTTGAAGAATACCTATGGTTGGTCCGACAATAGCAGTTCTTCTTCTAGAAATTCCATTAAGAGTATTACGGAGGAAACTGGTGACCTTATCGCCAGTTACCTCAATAGCATAAGATTATATTGCGCAGAAGATAACACAAATCTTAAGCAGTTGACAGAGCTAACTAAGTCTGCACTGCCTGAGATGAGCGTAATTGCCAAATCTCAGTTGGCTCAGTTGAACGCGATTGCGCAAAACACATTAAGGAGCGCTGATGCCGCAGAGCATATTGATTATCTTTTCAATTCTGTTATAAACGGAACAAAAAAGATAAGAATTAACTAAAATATGGCGTGTCTATTATGACACGCCATATTTTTATGCAAAATGCCATACGTACCCCTTATATTCCGAACGTTTCCCTCTGCACGTAAGTCCTATATATTTTTGATATTTTACCCCAAGAAAATCACAAGCAGATTCCATGCAATCAAAGTATATCCTCTTGCCTGTCTGTATGTTTTCACTATAAACAGCTCTTGCCATAGGATTTTTGCTTCTAAACATTATGTCCTTTTTATGGCAAATAGTATTTGGGTTGTTTACGTTTTCTTTTGCCGTAGCCCACCTTAAATTGCAAACATTGTTATTCTTAGGATTCCCATCTATATGATCAACCTGTGGCTTGTTGAATGGATTTGGTACGAAAGCCTGTGCTACGAGTCTATGAACCTTGAGGAGTTTGTGAGCTCCATCAGAAAGAAGTGCAACGCCAAGATAGCCACATTTCATTTTGTTTTGTGACAGCATCCTTCCTTTGTACACCTTACCTCCTGGTATATTGTATCTAACTCTTGTCAAAGAGAAAACTCTTCCACATGTAGAAACCGCATACTTTCCCTCGTACCCTTCTATTTCTTTCCATTTTTCGTCATCTAAGCACAAAATTCGGTCTCCATATTGACCCAAAATAACATAGTTATCCATTATTCTTCCTCCAATGATTAAAATTATTCCAATGATTAAAGAGAAGGGAAAGCCCATTGGATTAGCCTTGTCAGTCGGTAGCTACTCCGACCTATCCCAATGCAAATATACGAAATAATTTATAAATATACAAATAATATTCAATTTTCTTGCGTATATATGCAATATTTTGTATATTTGCAATTGTAAAAAGTTGATTTAAGGTATGAAAGAATATTTCAGGATATACATGCAGAAGGAAGGCGATGGGAATGAGGTGAAGGACTCCATCGCCGACTTCGGCATGTATGTTTCCGAGAACCCGTTCAAGCCTTGCGATTCTGTCAAGGAACCACCGAAAAGGGAGTGGCACGATGAGCATGGTGATGACGAATATATCGGAAAGGATGGACTTTATATGGCGGCATACGAGAATAAGGTAAAGTTTATGTTCCACGGCGAGGCTTTCGGCGCTAACGAGAAATGTAAGGCTTTTATTGATTACATCCGCAAGTCAGGCATGATGAAGATGTATTGCGACTTCAATAGAATCGGAAGACAGCATGTAAGACTTAAGGATATTGATCCAAACCTATATAGAGATCCGGATAACGAGGACTTGCTAGTCCTCTCTATTACTTTCAAGTTTAACGACCCTGTTACTGATATTAAGCCGATTAAGGATACACAGGGCAATATTTCAAATTTAGTATAGCATACAGATGAGCGCTTGGAATATTTATCATAAGGATGGCTCGAAGCTGACAGACGTTAACGGAGAGCAGATAACCGTTCATGGATTGGAGTACTCTGATTCCTGGATGGGTGAGTGTTTTTTGACTATCAACTTCAAGCATGAAGTGCCTATCAACTTTCAGATAGGCGACTATATTGTCTATCGTGGCGAGCGGTTTGAGCTCAACTACGAGCCGGGCAAGGATAAGCAGGCCAGACCCGACACATATGGAGAGGGCTTTGTATATGACAGCGTAAAGTTCAATGCATTGCAGGATGAGCTTGCCAGGGCAGAGTTCCTCGATGTGGTATTGAACGATAACGAGCTTCACTACACTGCCCTACCGAAATTTCCATTCTATGTACAGACTTTGGATGATTTGCTAGACAGAATCCAGGCATGCTTAAACGAGCAGATTGGTGCAGGTCTTTGGAAGATTTACTCCCGAAACAAGGACCGTTCCGTGCAGCGTGGAGCCCTTGAAAGTGAGTGGTTGTCGGTTTATGGTGAGAAAACCGACGATAACGTCATCGAATCGATGTCTATTACAGTGGATTCGCAGACCTGTTGGCAAGCCCTTGCGCTTGTGAACGAGAAGTGGGACATAAACTTCATCGTCAGAGGAAGAAACATCTATGTCGGTACTACCGGAATACAGGCTAATCATATCTTCAAGTACGGACTCGGCAATGGACTCTATGAGATTGTTCAGAACGCTGATTCCGATCAGAGTGTCGTTACAAGACTAAGAGCATATGGTTCCGAGAAGAATCTTCCTTCTCACTACTATGCGGACCTCGGTGTCAAGTATGTGGCGAACATCACGAAAGTCGTCGGGGCCAGCACGAATGTTACACTTGAACTGGACCTCGATTATATAGAAACATATTTCAAGAATCCGAGAAAGTATATTGTTCCTGGGGAAACTGGCGAGCAGTCTCTCGGTTGGGTACTTAAGGTTACATTTGATTTCAAAACTGAGATTACCGGTTATGTAACACAGGCATACGACTCTAAAAAATGTAGATTCTATTCTGAGCTGAAGGGAACACAGACTGACACCGGAGATGAGGAATCAAAGGAGAAGCTTGATGCGTTTATTGCGCAGGTCAAGGCCGGAAATACAAAGATGTATATCACGTCCGGTCTCAACAAGAAGGCAGTTCCTTCATCCATGAAGGAGTACGCAAAGAATCTTCCGAACAACATGTCCATCAACAGACTTATGTTGCCTGGATTCCCTCATGTATCGCTGAGTGATTTCTATAACACACTCACGGATGAAGAGAAGAAGTACGTGAATCCTACCGGGAGACAGCATAAATTCTCCACAGATCCGCACAGGCCATACATCGATTCTATCAACATCGAGCAGATTGGTCTTCGTTCTGCATCACAGTTCTTTGAAACAGATGATAAGACAAATGGAGTTATTGAAATCTACCCTACTATCGAGGAGATGGAAATCGGTGGCGTACGTGTTGATGAGATTGATGAGGGTGTGGCTCCTGATGATGACGGAAGATTTGGCGATAATGAAACCGTAAAGAATGTTGATATCTATCTTAAAAAGGCTATCGACTTTGATATCAACGACTTAAAGGATGACGACTTCTCCATCTCGATGAAGGATGGTATGTGTGGCGGACGAACATTCAAGGTAGCTTCATCAGCCAAGATTGATGGAAGATGGAGGCTTACTATTGAAAGAGTAAAGGACGACGCTCTTGAGCTGTGGTTCCCATACAAGGACTACCCTATCAAGAATGGCGACCATTTCGTTCTTACCGGCATCACACTTCCTGATTCGTATGTCAATGCTGCGTCTCTGAAGCTCCTTAAATACGCCATAGCATTCATTGACAAGAACGACTACACAAGGTACGTCTATCAGCCTAAGGTTGATGAGATTTTCATGGCAAGACAGCATGATCTTGCTGAAAAGGATACTACAGGAGTTATCAAGAGTCTTCATGATACGCTCAAAGCCGGAGACTTGATGGAGTTTGAGGATACTGACCTCAGAATTGGCGGTGTAATATCCATAGATCAGCTCACAATCAAGGAAGAAGATGGCAAGATACCGACATACGACATAACTCTTCGTGATGATAAAGAGGTTGGTACTATCCAGAAGATTCAGCAGCAGATTTCGTCGCTCCAAAGCGGAAATGGAGGAACTGGTGCAGGCTTGACAACTACACAAGTCAAGGGCCAGATTGCAACAGAAGGAAGTAAGCACTTTATCTCAAAGATAACCGACGACACCGCAAAAGGTACAGTTACCTGGGAGAAGGTGCAGAAGTTCTTGCAGGGGTTGCATGTCGGTAACTCCAACAATGAGAACGGAGGTTCCTGGACTCCCGATGCAGAAGGTCGTTCGCACCTCATCACAGATTACTTGGAGGTAAGAATGAAGGCTATCTTCGAGGAGCTGGTCATCAATAAAACATCCACCATCGGTGGTAAGGAGATAATCTCTCCTGCTGGTGGCGTGGTGGCTCATAAGGTAGAAGAAGTTACTGTGACATACAATAATGTGTCACAGAAGGCTTATCGTTGCTATTTTTTAGCAGAGCAGGATGGTGATGAGGTAGATAACGACTTCGCGGTTAACGACCAAGTGCGCTCGGAATCATTCAATGTTCGCAAGGGCACTTATCACAAGGCTGGCAATCACTTCTATTGGCGATTGGTAATCGGTCGTGATGAAGACCCTGTAGAGCTTGAAGGAAAGAAATATCATTACATCGACCTCTCCGATATTGATTGCGCTACAGCTAGCGATGTACCTGCGAAAGGTGATGTGTTATCGCAGTGCGGTAATAGAACCGATGTAGAACGTCAGAACTGCCTTATCTTCTCGGCGGTAGATACCTATTCGCCATCCATCAGCCTCTATCACGGCATCAACAGCTATTCCTTTGCCAATAGGGAGTATGTGGAATATGGTGTGAATAAGCAGACTAACAAGGCTTTCTTCAACGTCTACGGTGATATGTATGTAGGCGATAGACCTACAAAGGAGAATGGCTATGAGGGCAGCTCTTATATTAGATATGATAGCAGCACTAAGCAAGTGTCTGTTAAGGGTAAGATTTCCGCTAAATCCACTGTGGATGGCAAGGAATTGTCTCAGTATATCAAGGAGAACACCGATGATACCGTTGCCAACGAAGCAAAAAAGGCAGCAGAAGATGCTCAGAAGGCGGCACAAAACGCACAGAAGGACATTACGATCCTCGGAGAGACGGTCACTGGTAACAAGAAGGAATTCGATAATTATGTTACCAATGGCTACCTAGAGCCTTCCGAGATTGCGGCAATGGCGCAGGATTCTAAGCGACTTGAGGATGATTTTGCGGCAGCACAGAAGTCGTACAATGAGGTGAAGGAAGCAGAGGTGTTGGCAAACACTAATGAACTCATTGACCTCAAAACCGCTTTCGATACACTCACTACAGCCAAGACGGAACTCGTCACGTATCTCTCCGATATTTCGGCAAGATATAATAAGGCTGATACTAACGGCAAGGCAACCATCGTCTCAGCAGTGGGAACGAAGTTCACTAATTTTCAGTCTGCCTATGCTTCTTTCTACGACAAGCTGGGTTTGGCAAACGCATATATCACTAGGAAGATATATGGCGACCTCGGTGTAGTCATCGGTGATGTGTCTACCTATCAATATCTGAAAAAAGTGCTTGCCGATGGTGTGGAGACGGAAATCAATGGCGGATTGATTCTTACCTCTCTCATCGCCCTGCGTGACCATGAGACCAAGCGGGTGGAGAGTGGAATTAATGGTGTTATTGACAAGACGGCGAAAGGAAACGGCATTGCTACCTGGTGGGGTGGATATATGAACGATGGTGAGGTGGTTGGCTTCGATAAGAAGGAAGATTATTCAAAACAGGCAGCTACCTCTCTCGTCCGTTTTGATGGTTCCGGCTATATGGCTAATGGCGCAATCTGGTGGGGAACGGATGGTAAGGTTCACGCAGACCCGACATCGTTTATCATCAGTGAGAAGAATCTTGGCGCATACCTCACCTTCTTCGAGCCGACTTGGAAGGCAGGAAGTGCAGGAACAAGCGTTGCTGATCTTGTGTCTTTGAAGCCAAACGCTCCATTCACTAAACTTGGCGTATCGGGCGATGCTACATTCGAAGGCGCAATCTCCTTCCATGGCATTAAGCTCACGTATGATTCCACAAACAAGGCTATCAAAATTGATGGCAATCTCTATACCACAGGTGGTATCACGGCATACGGAGCAGGAGCATCTACCACGGGTGGTGGCGGCTTGATTGCAAGCGTAATCAGCTATGCGAGAATCTTAGAAGGAAGCTATACGGATGCAGACTTGACTAGTATTCCGAATGCCTATGCTATCAAGGCTCTCAGCAGCCGAATTGACAACATAGCCACAGAACTTGGCGGTCTTAATCTCTCTTGGAATAACATCACGGGTAAGCCATCAACATTCACACCTAGTGCGCATACCCATAAGTGGACAGAAATCACTGACCGCATCACGAAGGTAAGCCAGCTTACCAATGATAAAGGGTATCTGACTGCTCATCAGTCTCTCGCAAGCTATTATACCAAAGCGGAGATTGATGCAAAGGGCTATACTACCAATAAGGGTACTGTTACATCTGTAGCTCTTACCCTTCCTACTGGTTTGACGTGCTCAACTAAGACTATCACAACAAGCGGTACGTTTGCTATTAGTCTTGCTTCTGGTTACTCCATCCCAACAACAACAAAGCAGACGGCTTGGGATGGTGCGGTATCAGCAAAGCATACTCATAGCAATAAGTCTGTACTAGACGGCATTACATCAACGAAGGTAACTTGTTGGGATAGTGCCTATGACTGGTACGCCCTTATGACTACTGACGAGGAGACTGCGGACGGCGTTATCAATAAGTGGAACGAGGTGGTGAGCTTCCTCGCCAATATTGCGCAGACAGACACTTTAAGTGGTATCGTTGATGGAATCAATAAGTCTATATCTGACGAGGTAACAAGAGCGAAAAAGGCAGAAGGGGTGAACGCTTCGGGCATATCCACCAACAAGACGAGTATCACCACCTTGCAGGGCTACTTTACAAGCGGTTCAGCGAAAAAGGCTCTCCAGCTCACGAATACTCACAAGCTTTGGGGTAACTCGTTTAACGGTACTGCCGATATTAACGGAAGTATCATCGTGCCTGACGGAAAGTATATCTCCATCGGCAACATAAAGATGGAGTATGATGCAACCAATAAGGCGTTGAAGATTACGAACACTACGACTAACGAGGTGGCAAACCTCTGTACTAGTGGTGGTGTTTCTGCCTATGGTGTTGGGACATCATCATCCAGTGGTGGCGGCTTGAACGGCAGTGTGAAGAGTTATTCAAATGCCTTGAAGCTTACATCAGAATCGCTGAGTGAGATTGCCTCTGCCTACTCCATCAAGGCTCTTGATTCTCGTATCTCCAGCTTGGAAGGTGGTAGTGCTACTGCTATTTCTGTCAGCGGTAGCGGTAATGCGGTTACGTCTGTCACCAAGAATGGTACTACTATCAGCGTAGTTAAAGGTAGTACGTTCTTAACTAGTCATCAGTCACTTGATGGTTACGTTAATGCAATATCTGTAAGTGGAAGTGGGAATGCTATCACGTCTGTATCTAAAAGCGGAAAGGGTATTACATTTACTAAAGGTGCTACTTTCTTGACTAGTCACCAAAGTCTTGCTAACTATTATACCAAAAGTAGTGTAGATTCACTTCTTAGTGGTAAGTCAGCAACTAGTCATACTCATAGTGTAAAGATTAACGGTGTTACTAAAACTATTGCAGCTACTGGTGGAACTGCTGTAGATTTAGGAACTTATCTTACTTCTCATCAAAGTTTAGCAGATTACGCTAAGAAGAGTGAAATACCTACAAAAGTAAGTCAACTTACTAATGATACTGGTTATATTACTTCTAGTGGAAGTTGTGCTTATGCTACAAGTGCAGGAAATGCTGACAAGGTCGATGGTGTTCACGTTACTTGGGCAGGTGAATTAACTTCTACTAATCATCTTGTGGCTTGGGAAGCTGATGGTTCAGCTCTTAGAGATATAAAACCTGCTAATGTTTCTGTAGGTAACTCTGATAAATTAGATGGTATTCATGCTAACGGTCTTCTTACTGCTCTATCTAATTCTGATAAGGGAATCAGTATAACAGTTGGTGGAACTACAAAAAGTGTATCGAACATTAGTGTTAATTATGCTAGTAGTGCAGGAAATGCAGCTACTCTCGATGGTTATCATGCTAATGGTAGTAATGTTGCACCCTATGGACATATACCTACTATAGAAAGCGATGGAGTAATGGAAGTAGGTAAATATATTGATTTTCATAATGATAATAGTGGTAAACATGATTTTTCTACTAGGTTACAAACTACTGGTAATTATGGAAATTCAGTTAATCTTCCATCAGTAGGTGGTACATTAGCGTTAACTTCTGACAATGTAGCTTCTGCAACAAAACTTGCGGCAGCAAGAACGATATGGGGTCAAAGTTTTGATGGAACTGGTAATGTTAATGGAACTATATATATAAACAATAGTGATTCTAAAAACGGAGCTATAATATTAAATAATAATGTAAATGCTAATGCTCGTATATCAGCTATAAAAGACCAAGTAGTATTTAATACTGGTGCTGCTATTCGTTTTGGAGCAGTCGACTGGGAGTATAGTGATTGGGCTGGTCTTAAATATGATACTGTTGCTAATGCTATATATTTAGGTATAGCCGATGGAACTGTATTTAATTATTGTTCTAATAAAAGAAGTAATGGTACACTTAAATTTCCAGGTATTACAACCATAACTCCTGATATTGGAGCTAGAATTGGAGGTAGTGGTGGTGCTTTATATTTAGGCAATGCTAATAATAGTAGTTGGGTATATGTTCAAGATATGTGTAGTCAAAGCGGTATGAGTAATTGGAGTATAGAACAAAATGGTACTGCTAGTTTTAAAGCTCTTAATGTAAATAATTCTATTAGTTGCGGTAATATTACTATTAATAGTGATGCTCGTATTAATGGTAATTTATCAGTTAACGGTTTAATAAATAATAAAGGTATATTACCTACAAATTATGAATTTAATAATAAAGGAACTAGTTGTTATGTTTCAGCTGATGCTTTATGCTCTGGAATTACTGCTATTACTGATAGTATACAAGTTAATCAAGTAACTGTACAATATTCTAACGATAGCGGTAATAGTTGGACTAATTATTCTATGAATAATGATGCTAAATTTAATCTATATGCTAGTAATGCAGGTTCAACTAAAGCTTACTTAGGTTATAATGTTATCACTGGTAATAATGATGCTGAGAAATTAGCTCAAGTAAAAAAGAATGAATTAATGGTTACTTTTGAAATCTCTAACAATTGTTACTCTCAAGTTTATTTTGCTAGTGTTGATATATCAAACGGTATTGATACTATTTGTACTGTAGAATGTCTAAATAATAGTGGTGCTGTAGTTAGAACTTATACTAAACATGTGACTGGATGGAATCAAGTTAATTATATAAATATATCTGAAGGTAATGCAGGTTATGGTTTAGGAAGTGAACGGAATAGATATATTAGATTTAGATTTAAACATGACCAAAAGACTACTGCTTTACGTAATACTGTAATAAATAAAATACGAATATTTTCTTTTACTAAGTATTCATTTCCTACTGATAGATTTATGGGTCATACAGGTCATATATATAATTTCGATTATAATATGAATACTTACTTCCCTAATAGCATTCTTGCTAAAGGTGGAGTTACAGCTTATCAATCTTCTGACATCCGCTTGAAGCAGGATTTGCGGAAGCTGGACTACTTGGGTATCATCAAGGCGATGGGTGGCACTTATGGCTTCGCTTGGAAGAAGGACAACACAAGGTCTATCGGTTGGATTGCCCAACACGTCTTGTGCAACCCTCACCTAAAGGACATCGTGGAGACTGACGAGAAGGGCTACTACAAGATTAACTACTGGTCTCCGAAGCTGATTGCAACGGCATTCGGTGCTATCGAGCAGGTGGGCGATGAGGTCAGCAGGTTGAAGGCTCGGGTGGTCTTCCTTGAATCAGAGGTTCTGCGATTGAGTGGAGATAAGGAAGACTGCAACAAGAAGAGATTAGATAACAAGAATATTAATTTATTAAATTAGTTAAGAAAATGGAGAATTTAAAGATTAACAAGAAGAGTGAACAGACAACCGCCACTTATACCAAGGGCGGCTATCGAGTAGAAATCACCTACAATGTTGACAAGACGGGTGGCAACATTGAGAGCATCAATATGAGTATCTATGGTGACCCAAATGGTAATTATCTCGGCAATGCGAACGCAAGCTCCAACGGCAGCGAGCTGACCTACAACATCAGCGGTGTTCCGCTGAGCAAGCTCAGTGAGGTATCAGCATTGATTAAGGAGGTTAATTCCGCTATCGCCGCTAATATGGCAAGCGAGGCAGCAGAGTAAGTGTTAACGCAGGGTGGCTCTTATAGAGCTGCCTTGCCTAGTGTTTTAAGTTCTAAAGATTAGCGTATGGAACGCTTTATATTATAGCTTGCGAAAGTGTTCAATGTAACAGTAGAGCAAGTTGTTACTAAAGAAGTTGTAACAGAATTAGAAACTAAAGTTGAATATTTAAAAAATAAAGATTATGTCTTACAATAGTGATAGTGGAATTATTAGTGCTCCTGTTAGCATTGATGATGTTAAACAAGCTCTTGGAGAGAGTAGCAATGACCTTGCTACTCTTTGTAAGAGTGAGAATATAAATATATGGAGTAGGTATAAACCTATTAGTTGTAAAGGTGACTTTAAAGAATATCCTATTAGAGAAGATTCTGATGAAAAAGCAACATCTTCATATAGTAAATATACTTGTGTTGTTCGTTGTGGTATGAATATACCTATGGATACTTATAAAAACTTACGTAATAATTATGGAGGAGAAGGTTTTGCAATTAATGGTTGTTACAACCTTTATAAAGATAATGTATATGGTGATAATGGTTATATTCATGATAATACAAGTACAAGTGTATCAGGAAAACATTTTCCAAAAGGTGGTGTTAATTCTCCTTATAGATTAAGTGATTTTAGAAACTATAATAGTAAAGCAGAAATCAATACATTTCTGACTTCTCTTCCTCAATATAATACCGTTGAAGTTTATTATTCTTCAACTCCTAAACTTAATTGTGTATTATATATGCGTACAAATGTGGATAATAACACAAATCTTACTATGGATGATATAATACCTGATTTATCTTTAGCTTGGTCTTTTTGGATTCAAATTCGTTATGATTCACCATATAATGATACTGATAAGATTTATAAAAATTATTATGTTGGTAATTGTCAAAAACCAACAGATTACGTATATGCTAGTAAAGAAATAACTTTCGATATAGGTAGTGGAGATAAGTATATTGATATTGTGCCTTTTTTAGCGTATACTCGTAATGCGACTTTAGATGATAATACAAAAATAATTTTTATATCTCTTCCGGGTGGTATTAGTTTTAAATATTATCCTAGACAAATTAATATGGAAAATATTAAAAGTGGTTCTAGTGGTTTTGTTGATTTCTCATCGTTGAAAGAATTAGTTGGTGCTACTTGTATTTGTAAAGCTAGAATATATAAACTTCCTGATGGTGCATTAACAGTTACTGATGGTATGTTTAGAAGTGTTTGTACTTATGGTAATAATAAGACAACATACGGAAGAGGTTATGTGTCTAATAGCTCTGGTCAAGATACAGGTTCTGTAACTATTCCCGAAGGTGATAGAACAGATTATATTGAAGTATATATAAGATTTGATAATGTTTATGAAGGAGGATATTATGGACAAAGATGTCAATTATCTTTTGAAATTAATATAGATGGTGGATGGAAACAAGTTCCTCCAGGAGGTAGTTATATTATGCGTTAAGATGTAGATATTCTTAATATAACAAATGTGATAGAAACGTATTTGTGGCTTACGTTCTCACCGAGAAAGCAGACACATTGCGACCTAGTGATTACCCAACGTGGGGAAGCTGATTTTTTAAATTCGTAAATTTTGCTCCTCCTGCATTGCTATTCGGAATTATTTTCTTAACTTTGCACTGTTAATAGGAAAGGTATTCTGCTATGGCAATCTGACAAAGAATATTGTATAACATAAAAATAAAGAAACAATTATGAAAAAGATTAAGACAATCGAGGCTGTTGCAGCCTACAGAACATTGAAGGCATTGAAGACATCATCAATGAGCGATGATGCCGCTATGCGAGTTTGGAAGAATATGAAGGCACTGCGCCAAGTAGCCGATACCTACGACAAGGATGTGGAGGAAGCGCAGCAGAGCTTGAAGGACGATAAGTTCGAGGAGATGCAGTGCAAGCTTCAGGAGTGCCAGCAGTTGGAGCAGAAGCACGCCAATGAGGGCTACGAATACACCAAGGACGATTCAGCCAAGTTCGCTGAGGTCAATGAGTACTTCTTCAATCAGAAGCAGAAGACCGAGAAGTATTTCAAGGAACTTGCCGACAAGGAGGTAGAGGTAGCCATCGAGGCAGTTGACGAGAAGGAGTTGTTCAAGGCAGCGAAAGATTGCGGCTTGAAGTTCGCTGATATGGAGACCCTTGATGTTGTGATAGGATAAACACTGATAAGTAGATATAGAAATAGCGTTAGAATTTGGCAAGAAAGCCGTTCTAACGCTATTTTTGTAGCCGTCTACTTTCAGATTGTTACTTTTTATGAAATTTAACACAAAAACATTCTCATTTCCATTAATTTTGTACAAAAAACTGTATCTTTGCACCATCATTTAATTTTAAATCAACGAATTATGAACAATTAACTATAGACAAAAGGAGGTATTTCAATGACAGAAGAACAAAAAGACGAAGTCCATCGGTTAGTTCGATCAGTCGGTGTTGTACAGTTGTCAAGAGTAATGTTTAAGGACATGGACGTTAGCGAAATTATAAACGTCATTATCCTTGCAGGTAGAGGCTACAGCATAAAGCTACTCACTTGGTTTAAGTATTATTGTGAAGTGATGCCTCTGTTTATCATGCTTTTTCATATTGCATGCATGGTAACATTTGCGTCTCATGAAAAAGAAATGTGCGTATGGTTTAAGGAGAATTGGGTATCGGCAGCATTTATCTATTTTTCCGTTTACATCCATCCGCTTGTGCTTATACTTGCGAGCAGATTCTTTTGGCTCTGCTACAGATGGCGTATTCCGATGATAATCTACCTATTTGGGATAAATGCTATTCATATCGTATACTGGAATGTTTTTACCACCAACGAAATGGTGGAAGCTAATGTTGTAATACTTGTAATGACCATTATATTTTATGTATATGGTTTTGCCGACAAGTATTTCTCAGGCAAGGGCTGTCAAAGTTTAATCTCTAGATTATAATGATATGGGAAAGTTATTTGGTTATCACACCTTGGGAGTGTTATTAAAATCGTTGTCTGACTCTTGCTTTCGAGCAGACGAGCAAGAGAAGAGAGGGGAGAAGGTAACTGCTTGCGGAATGAGTAGCGATGAGATAGAAGACCTTTGTGAGAACTATCTGCCGTATGCTCTCAACCCTATGATGAGCACCGAGGAGGTCAAGGAAAAATTGCGAGTTTCTGATGCTACCCTTAACAGAATGGTGGCTAGGGGCGATTTGCCCCATGGCGAATGCAAGAAACGTGGGCACACCCGATATTGGAAGAAGTGGAATATTCTGCACTTCATTAAGAGTAAGAGAGGTAAGTGACTGCCTCTCTTTTTTTGTTATTTATGATATTACCTTCTATCACCTTAAATCACTGATAATCAACCACTAAAAGAAAGTGTGATAGAGTTATATTTGCTCTCCCCTATTCTTTGTACCTTTGCATCCGTAACGTTACAATAGTGTTAGTTAATATTAAGGATTTCAAAAGATTGTATTATGGAAATGACAGATGCAAAGGTCGTAGAGAAGAAAATCTACGAAGATGGTAAGAAGGAGTATGCCAGCAAGGGTTTGGCAGGAACAGCCCTCGGAATTGGCATCGGTGGCTTGGCTTTAGCTTTGCTCAACGGCAATGGTCGTGGTGTATTCGGCTCTCTCGGCGGCAGCAATATGCCTGAGAACGTAAACATCAACACCTACGGAGCTAATTCAAGTTCCAATCAGCCAACTGCCTTACAGGTAATGGAGAAGGAATGCGCTGATGAGGTGAAGTTGCTTACCGACATGTTCGGTTTGAAGCTCGACACCGCTAACAAGTTCTACGCTATGCGTGAGACAGATGTTGCCGAGAAATTCGGTCTTTACAAGTCGCAGGTAGATGCTATCAACGCTGAGAACCGCCGTGCAATGCAGGCTGAGTTCGGTTTGTATAAGTCTCAGATTGATGCGGACTTCGGTTTGTACAAGAATCAGAGAGACCAGTATGACGCGCTACAAGCTAAGTATTGCGACCTTGACAAGAAGGTAGCCGTTATGGAAGCCCTCACTCCTTACAAGGAGAAGCTGATGATGGCTTACGTGAACGAGAAGACCTGCAACTGCTTGCGCGGTCAGTTGGTACTCCCATCTACGCCAGTAATTTCTGGCTACGGCAGCTATTGCTGTAACGGTACTGCTCCTTCCACGCCCGCTACAGGAGCGTAACAGAGCAGTAAGGAAGTCGGTTAGACGGACTAAAAAGAAATGAGTTGGTGAGGGGTGTTTGCCCTCGTTGGTGGATGCCCTCTCACCTCTCTATAATATATCACCAACTTAAAGATATTGATTATGATGAATTTTGGTAACAGCCCATTATTGGATATGGGCACAAGTCAACAACAGCCGCAGATGATGGATGCCGAGCTACAGAAGATGTACGAAGCAATACAACAGAAGCGAGCATCTATCAATATGCAGACGCAGGTATCTTCTACTCCACTCTTCGATGAGATAGATAAGATAGAGGATAGTTTTACAGATACTCAGAAGCAGTTCTTGATACAAAACCAAGAATACGTGGAGAGTTTGCAGTACGTATCTAAGCTTGTGCAAGATGAGGAACTACGCATTATCCGACCTCGTATAGAGCAGACAGAGCAAGGCAAGGAGGCTTTGAAGCATCACCTATCCATCGTAACAAAGCTAAAGAAGGAGATGGCTAAGGAGGAGGAACAGAAGCGAGCCTTGCTTGATGACTACCTCACCAATTATCCAGATATGGCATACAAGGATTATCTCGCAATGATTAATGGTCAGAATCAAGCTAAGAAAGGAGGGTCTAAGAAATGAATATAACAGAGCTTAAAGAGAAACTGCTTGAATCGGTTGACGTTTGGGCAGACGCAAGAATAGACGATATGGTTAAGGCTAACCCGATGCTAGCCATACCATCAGTGTATATGAAACGTGCGGCGCATAATATCATATCCAAGAATAAGGATAAGTGGGATAAATCGATAGACAATGCTACCCTATTTCTTGCTGATGAGAATGGAAATATTGATGCAGATACCATCTTCGCAGATATGATGCAGATGCTAAAATCCGTGGAAGATTACAAATTCGATGTAGGTTTTATTCACGGACATATTGACAAAGGAGTTGTGTCTATTGACCTGCCCGACGGAATTGTTACTGCTATCCTCTTTGGAAGCAAGCGAAGCATCAATTTCACGGAGGAGGATTTTGCAGAGTTAAAAGATTTGATAATAGGTTAAAATATATAAGATATGGAAGCAAAAGAGATTATGAGTAAATTTGATGAGCTGTATGGAATGATGGCTTCATCAACCAACGTAAAGTATATGCACACATTCGGAGACACCATGCGTTGCATGATGCAGGATATGGCAGCCAAACACCCAGAGTTGGCGCAAGAGTATCTTGATAAGCTTTGCGCTATCAAGTGGAAGAACTATCTTACGAAGAAGGAGGCTTCGGAGATTGTAAACGGTATGAATCCACCAGTAACCTGGGATATGCAGACATGGATCAATGCTATGACCGGTCTCGGACTTGCAACAGAAGAGAAACCTTATTACAACGATTACGCTTTGTACGTTGCGATGAATCAGGTTGTAAGCGACCACGGATGCACAATTGCTAAGATACTCGGCAAGGAAGATGTTAAGGACATTGATACAGAACATCTGGTTAAGTATGCCCACAGCCTTGCACTCGATTTGTTGAAAGACAAGGATGGTGTATACAACATCAGAGAGTATTTTCTGAAGTAACATCAAAAATATACGGTTATGAAAAAGATATTCGAAGACATTATAGCTAGCAATGACATGCAGGCTATCAAGAACTGTGTTACGATCATGGCAGATTGTTGTGAAGTCGGAATGAATGACAGCGTAATGCTTGATATGATGAAGCAGGTCCAGGGAGAGATTGACGCGTGTCATTATGACGAAGAAATGGCAGATATGCATCTTTGTCTCATCGGTCAGCTTCATACTAAAGATGTGGCAAAAGACTATTGGCACGAAGTCAAGAACGATAACATTACCATTAATGATTGGTGCGTTTTGTGGGGCGAAATGATAAAGCGTAACGACGCAAAGATAAAGAAATGGTTCCCGAAGATCAACACGTACAACTACGAGCAAAAGATTTTCGATGAATGTATTTCCTTCCTGGAAAGTGGCAGACTTCCATATTACGACTTGAATGTCTAAAGTTTTTCGTTATTCTGAATGAAGTTTCGGTTTTTTTTTGCTATCTTTGCAGAAAGAGACCGAAACTTTATTTTTATTAATTATTCAGGATAACAGATTATGACAAATTTATTAGATTCTTCACAGATTAGGCAGATAGTGGTTACAATTTCCTCTGCTATACTTGCCTTTGCAACGCCAACTGAAGGTTTCGTGCTGGCGCTAGTAATTGCTTTCGGCTTCAATATCTTTTGTGGTATGCGAGCAGATGGCGTTAGTGTTGTACGATGCAAAAACTTTTCGGCATCAAAGTTTGTAAACGCCATTCTTGAAATGTTGCTCTATCTTACCATTGACTATGTGATATATGGTATCATGATAGGCTGTAATGACGGAAATGAGGCTTTGTTTGTAATAAAGATGCTTACATACATTTTCTGCTATGTGTATCTATGCAACGCGTTCAAAAACCTCATCAAGGCATACCCTAAGAATGTAGCATTCAGAGTTATTTACTACATTTTGAGATTCGAGTTTGCAAAGGCGCTGCCTAGCTACTGGAAGCCGATTATTGACAGACTCAACAATGAGTTTGATAAAAAAGAGGAGGAAAACAAAAATGGCAAACAGTAAGATTTTGGAGCCTTTCATTCTCAAGTGGGAAGGTGGCTTCGTTAATGATAAGGATGATTTGGGTGGAGCTACCAATATGGGGGTGACTCTCGCTACGTACCGCTCAGTATTCGGCAGCAAGAAGACGGTTAACGATTTAAAGCGTATGACCAGGGTGCAATGGGTCATAATCTTCAAGAAGTTCTACTGGGATAAGTGGAAGGCTGACGACATCAAGGATCAGAATGTAGCAAACATCCTCGTGGATTGGCTTTGGTGCAGTGGTTCTTATGGTATCAAGATTCCTCAGAGGGTGCTCGGTGTGTCTGCCGATGGTATTGTTGGCTCGAAGACAATCGCCGCCATTAACGCAAGAGATGGTAGAGAACTGTTCGACACCATCAAGCAGGAAAGAAAAGATTTCATTGACCGTATCTGTCAGACAAGGCCTCAGAACAGAAAGTTCAAGAATGGTTGGCTGAACAGAATTAATTCGCTTGCTTATGAAACTGATTGATAAGATAACAAGAGTTGTAATTGCCATTGCAGTAGCAATGCTAATTCTATCAATGTTCTGTAGATGTAAGGCGAAAGAACGTGTGATAGAGAAACAGACATACATTACCGATAAGCGTAACGAGGCTAAGTGGGATTCACTCTTCAACGCAAGGCTTGTCAAGGAGCTGGAATCATACAGAGCTTCGCATAAAGAGTCTGTAAAGTCTACCACCAAAGAGAAGACTCATATAAAGGACAGCACGGCTTCCAAATACGATGCCAATGGTAACAAAGTTGGAGAAGACAGATTCCACTACGAATATCACGAAATATCGCAGGAAGACGTACAGATACTCAGGGACAGCATTTCGTGCCTCAAGGAATACAAGGACAGCACGTCTCTATATCACAAGAGATGCGACTCCTTAATCTCAGTGATAAATAAAATATCGAAAGATAAAGTATATGTCGAGAATCAACTATCAAGGACTGACAGGGCATTTTTGAATATAGGTAAGATAACTTCAGTTTGCCTTTTCATAGGCATTCTCGCATTTTTAGGTTGGATATACTGGAAATTAAAGCTACACAAACGTTCTTAGTTTTTTCTAATGTTTTTATTTGGTTATTAGTTGATACAAACAAAAAGGGGTGACCGCACGCGATGTGTAGTCACCCCTAAACATATAGATAATGCACAGAAATTATTAATTATTCAGCTCCCTGGAGGAACTTGATACCATACTTCGTCTCGTAGTGTTTCTGCTGATCTTCACTCAACATTTTGGTTTCGCTGTCGTAGAACACGGTAAGCAGCTCTCCGTAATCTTTGTCGTAGAAGTAGTTGTATTTATTGCAGAGATAGTTCCTTGCACAGAGACATCTGCTCGGAATGGTCTTGAACTTGCGTCGTGTCTTCTGTTTTATACCATTCGTTGCTCTGTACCTGTCAAGCCTCAGCGTCTTTTTTAGAGATTCAGAACGTTTAGCTATTATCTCCGGTCTTACTATTGCCTGAGCACATTTCAACCGAAGTCTTTCTTCCGTTTCCTGGGTATGAGTAACGCCAAGTGACTTTGCTATGTTTGTTACACATGACTTTGTTATCCCAAGCTCTTTGGAAATTTCGGAAGAAGAGTAATCCGGATATAGCTTACGGACAGATTCCCTGATCTTCTCTCTTTGCTCTTTTCTTGCGTCCTTGAACGAATCCCCATGCAGCCTATGTAGCCACCAGTAAATAGTCTGTACTGCGCAACCAAAGCTTTTGGCCATTGCGTAAGGAGATTCGTAAGGGTGTTCCTTTATATACGTTTTCTGTTCATCTGTGATGTTCATGTATTACTTTTTATCAGAAGAGCCGTAGCCGTTATCGCCACGTTCTGTTTTGTTTAATTTGTCCGTCTCGATAAGCATGATGTTGTCACTTGTTTCAAGATGAAATTGTACCACTTTGTCGCCAACCTTATATCGCGGCATTTTTGGAAATACGTGATAGAAGACAGCAGAAATCTCGCCAACAAAACCATCATCAATGGTTGCTTCTGAGTTACTGAGAACCATGCCAGTCTTCCATACAGAAGAGCGAGGGCGGAGCGTGAAGCACCTAGAAATGTCGGCAGGTTTGTTGCGGTTTTCAATCTGCAATGCAAATCCGAGGCCGTACTTCCATACATTAGGCGCAATCTCTTCTTCTGAAACCGCATAGCAGTCATAGCAGAAATCATCGTCATGCGCCTTGGATGGCATAATAGCGTTCTCGTTGGTCTTTTTGAATAAAACAGGCACACCAACAACCTCGGTGAATCTATCAATCTCCACGCCGTCAACATTTACCTGTCCGTAGAACATATCAGCAGGGCGAGTCCAAACCTTGCACTCTCCATAGAGAGCCTGATAAACAACTTCCTTCTGCTGAGTCTCACTATTAGTGACCTCAGTAATAAATCTGTAATAACCTCCTTTGAAATGTCTGTAAATCTTTTCCATTTTAATATTTAAAGTTTAAAATTCATGTTCATCACATACTTGGTCGCAAGATGATTCATGCTCGTTATTGCTGCACCATCCTACGCCGTAAACGTCTTCGTTGCCAAACCAATGACAGTTGCCGCAACATCTTTCTTTATACATCTTGCGTTGCTTCCTTTTTGGCTTTATCTAATACTTTCAAAATAACATCACTAGCTATTTCGTCTGCATAACGCATAGGAACGTAAACACTATCATAGCCCCTTACGGCACAATTATCAACAGTAAGTCTATGATTAATTCGAAGAATTAACTCATACACATCATCGTCAGATATACATTTTCGTAACCCATCTTCTATATCTCCTCTAAGAAGACACGGAACATCGTGAGTTATTATGTAATTTAAAACTATTTCTTTGTAGCTCATATCACTTAAACTTAATAACAAAAAACTCGGTATCAAGCCATTTGTCGGGGCATAAGCCTTTCTTAGGCTTTCCGATGGTAATTCTCTCTATCTCCTTCTCAATTCGTGGGCTATCCTTGCGGTAGCCATTGATGAAGAGGACATGAGTATATTGTTTTAACACAATTCTCTGTGCGTCAATATATTTTTTAAGTAAATCCGTTCGCCCTGCCAAAGCCGAGGCAAGATATCGCACATCAACAATATTGCTGTTATCGTGAAATAATCGTGCTACCCAATACGGCTTTATCTCCCTATACTCTTCATCCTTTCTTCCGTCAGCAATCATGTCAAACCATTGCTTGCTGACGGTGAGGGTCAATACTTTCTTTTTCATCCTTTCACCTCCTCCCAGTCTGTTGCGAGAATATCCTCAGAATCTTTGAAAACACAAGGAAAGAATTTGCCATCGCATACAGCCACAATAGTCTCAGAGACAATATGGATATAAGCTCCACATTCTTCCCAAATTACCCTTCTCACTTTTTTCCCTTCCTTCATTCTTCTCAGAGCCTCCGAGAAGTCAAATGTTTCCTTCTTCATAGCTACTTGTTTTTATAAATTTCACATGTCCCCTCATAAATTGTGCTATTTGTATAGATGTCTTTATATTGCGAAATGGAAACCAATCCATTTTCCTTCATTCCCTTAAGAATTTCATCATACACACTTTCTATTGCTCTTCTCTTCAATTGCTCCATGCCAGATTTGTCACGGCAATAGTATTGCATTTCAAAATTTGACATTGTAACTCTTGAACGAAGCTTCATAACTTGTGGCTTTATGTATCTAACCTCTATCTTTGGTTTGATGCCTAGTTGGTCAGCTAGCCATTGTTTCCATTTTGGTTTGACATCTTCTCCATCCAAACAAACAAGCAAGATGTAGATAAAACTCATACTAAGATATAAAATTGCTATATTCATACGCTACTTCTCCTTATCGAATTTATTACCTACAATCGTTACTGATAGTCCACTTTTCACCAAATTACAAAGCAGACATTCTGTATATTTTCCAAACTTAGCATAGAAAGCTCCGTCTTTAAATACAACTTCACCTTCGCCATCAAAGTCAATAATGTCACCTTCAAAAATAGGCACATCGTTGGTGTCTTTCAGTCCTGTGAATTGGCAGACGGTAGAAGGGCCGACACCAATAACACTATAATCGCTCATACTGCTAAAGCTATCTACTATGTAGGCTCTTTCCTTTATCCCAGCATTACTTCTGATTAGACTACCTTCAACCCATCCTTTTTCGTCAAGACGTTTAGCCTTGAACTTGATATTTTCTATTTTCATATTTATATGTTTATATTAAGTCTAAATAGACTATTGTTTTTACTTTATTAACTTTGTTGTTATTGTTATTAAAATAATCACTACCTTTGCACTCGAATCATTTAGAGTATCAAACTCTGTTAAGGTAAACCTCTAGTCAAACATTAACAAATAAAACGATGGAACAGCAATGAGATTTACAAAGCCCCTTAGTTGCCGCTTAGGGGCTTTTTCGTGTACCGCAGTTTAGAGGTTTTGCGGTATTCCAGCTATCGAATGGTAGTGAACTTAACATTGTTTGATTATGACAAATGATTCAAAAACAAACGGGAAACGTCTAATCTTTCGTCCTTACGTTGTTAGGGATGGTAAGATTATCCGTCCTAAGCACGGAGGTTGTCTAGCCTTTTGGGTTGACGATTAAATTTCCTATTTGTGGGGTAGCGGCAACTACCCCTTTTTATTTTAATTCTACTGGTTCATCATTCCAAGTAAGTTCTCTTCCGATGAGTTTTTTAATGCTACCTTGTGGAAGTTGAAAACCATAAGCTCCATGTCTATCTTGTGGCAACCAATAATTATGTTCGATACAATCACCAGCCCACATATCAGGCTTGTAGTTGAATATCCATTCTCCGATATAATCTACTGCTACAAATGCCATAACTATTCCTCCACTTTTACGCCGAATGGAGTCCCATCGGCAAAGATGTAATTAACCAGCACATAATTCGTATCAAATCCACTTCTTTCGTTTAATGATATTCCATATTTAATATCATCAACATCCGTGATTAATGAATAATGTTCATTTCCCTTTCTTTTTACCCACCCGAACGGCTGATGCTTCTTCATCTCAGTCCAACATTCTTCTACATTGGCAAAAGGGCGGTAGGTAGGCTCTGGCTTGATACGATACTCTGTATTATTCCAAAACTTAATCTCTTTCATTTCCGTCCAATCATTCGGAACATCTGTACCTTCTATGGCACTTGGTTTGGTTCTACACTCAATTACCTTTCCTTCTGCAAAAGCTTTCATGATAGGATAAAATTCTTTAGCTTGATTTCTGTCCATATTACTTTACTTATTAATTATCATCATTATTTGCAGGGCAATTGGAATACTCTGGGCAATAGTCACAAGACTGCCCATCTTTAAGTCTCCAACACGTATAGCCTTCGTAAGGTTCTGTCATATCAATCCTCCAATTTCTTAATAGGTTTCCAATGAGTGATACGAGCCATTCTCCCTTCCCATAAGATGATGAAGTCATTACCATCTTTTGGGACGGTAGTGCTTTCCACTCTTCTGTTTTTAAAAACATTATCAGGTG